CACGACGAATATTATTCATACTATCATTACCACCTTTCAAAAAGTGATAGAAGTTTACATACTCTCTACGAATTGTTGTATGTCCTTCCTTATCGGTTGCTCCTAATGAGAAAGAAGCAGTTTCATGCATTCTACGAACTTCTTCACTAATTCTTGTACTCAATGTGCCACTATATGTTGTCTGATCATCATACCCTGTGTAAGGTACTTCTCCCTGTGGCAAAACAGATACGATAGTCTCATCAAAGTTCCATATCAATATTGCTTTGAGTGATGGATCTTCGTATCTTTTCAATACTTCAATTTTCTTTGCTTTTGATCTTTGCTTTGATGCAAGATGTAATACTTCAAAAGCAAATGGTTTTAAAGGAAGTTCAAGTGTATCCTTTTTAGTCGTCGTCTTCTTCGGTGCTTTCGTTGTCATAATTGTTTTCAAATCTAAATGCTACAATTTCATCTGGTACTAAATTTCCATTGATGTCGAACATCTCTGGATGTGGTCTTGGAATCTCTCGATAATTCATCATATAGTCTCTTGCGACCCAACCTATAAGAATTCCAATTAGGAAAAACATAATTGAAATAGGTAAAGCAAGTGCTGTTAAGACTTGAATATCCATGATACTCCTTTGGTTGTGTTATTTCTTTTTCGACAAAGAAAATTCAAAATAGATACCAATTTCTTGATTAAAAAAATTAAATATCTTATCAAAAACAAATGAAATAGATTTCACTGGTTTTCTTTTTCCCTCATTGAGGATGAATTCAAAACCACGATTAATTTCGAGGTCTGATTTATTTAGCTCATCCACCAATGATTTTTCGTTCTCTGAGGAACTCAACTGTTTCAACTGATCCTCCTAATGTTTTACCATCACATACGACTTGTGGAAATGTAGAACCAAATCCAAACTCATCGTAGAATGCTTTTTTATCAAAGTGTTCATCTAAATTATACACCACAAACTTACTCTCTGTCAACTCTAAAACTTTTTTCACTTTTGTACATGCTGGACATCCATCCTTTGAAAAGACTGTGAAATTCATATGTTTTTATGGACTTAAATAATGATTTATACAAATAAAAAAGGGAGGATACCCTCCCTTTGTGTTACCACCAACACACTTCCCCCACCACAGGGAAGTATCTTTAGTCCCAAATCTACAAGGATGCTAAAGACTTTTTTATTATAGTGTATATTTTTAGTCTTGTCAAGCTATAGTTCTGCAGTTGCTGTATAACCAAATCCTGATGATTGACTATTAGAAGAAGATTGACGGAATCCGTTTGCAGTTGCTGCTAGTGCCGCTCCAGAACCTGATAAACCTATAAAAGCCATTGTTGGTGTTGTTCTCATTGCAACAGGAAATAACCAACTAGCAGTATTATTGTTATAGACCATAAGTGTATCTGCAGGTACTGTTTGGAAATATCGTTGGCAACGTGCAAGTTCATCTCCGATACTGCGGTGCTCGAACGAGGTCGATACAGTACCAGTTTCAAATTGAACTCCTGTTAGGAAAATATCATTAGAAGTGCTATCAAAACAATTAACTTGTCCTACACTATTTCTAGCTCTATCAGCAACATCTCCCCAATCTAACCATCCACCATCATCTGCCTGTGCAGTACCACTTGTATATGCACTACCTTGAGCAAAATACCAACTCATCCTCATACCTCTGGTATTGTCATTATCAAATCCGTCAGATGTAAATCCAGGAAAACTAAGAGTTACTTTTTGCCATGTATTAGCTGAACTAACAGTATATTTTCTAGAAATAAAAGCAGCACCACTAGTATTACTTAATTCATCACCATATAAACGAACCCAATGAATCCCTGCTTTTGGTGATTTAATCCAAAAACATAATGTAGTTGTTTCAGCACTCGAAGTTCCATATTTTAACCTTGTTAACTCTTGTCCTTCAAAACGATATTCAAGTTGAGTATATGTAGCAGCATTACTATCACCTCCAGCAGTCGTAACATCTAACTTTAAAGATTTAGCAAAACCTTGACCAGATGGAACATCTGTGCTTTGTGACATTGTTACGATTGAATAATTTGACTGAAATTGAAATCTATCAGGACCACCAAATCCTCCTCCAGCACCACCACTAGCATGACCTAAACCAGTAACCTGACCTCTTTGGGACACGTTCATGGCTCCGTTGATTATTAAATTACGATGAGAAAGTCCACCTCCCCCAGTCATTCCAGTTATTCTTGCAGTGCAAGTTCCATCTGATGCTGTTGTGATTGCATCACTCGTTGCACTATTGTGTCTGATTGCGTCTACTTTTAATGTGCTCATACTAGTGCCCTCACAAAATGACCTGAAAATTCATTAATAGAATATTGTTGTCCGTTTGCAATAGTTATACTTGAACCTGTTGTATGATATCCAAAAATTTCCACATAATCACTTGATCCATTAAATGATACTAAAGAAGATATGAATGCAGATCTACTGGCAGCAAAATTATGTCTAAAATCACAATTAACATATCTTGATCCATTTTTTTTAATATCAATAGCATAAACATTATTTACATTTACATAGTATATACTTGCAGTAATATAATAATATCCAGCTAATTGAGGTGTAAACCTGTAATTAGTTGAATGATCATAATATCCGTGTGAGTCAAATACCTCCGCATCAAATTGAATTTTAGTTGATGTATTATTTGATATTGATTGAGTGTTATTATTTCTTGCAAAAAATACTGGTTTATATGTGTCTGTCAAGACTGTTCCATCAGCATTACCTGGCACCTTTAAGGTGCGATTTGCCGCTGGATTACTGTCAGGTGTTGTGAGAGAGACACTATTGCCTCCCGAATGTACTAATTTTATGTTACTCATTATGCCACTCCATACATAGAAAATCTACCAGTTGCTATATTATTTTGATTCGTGTATTGTAACTCAAGACCAGTTACTTCTCTGGAATCAGTGATAGCTCCATGTATATATTGCCCTCTTAAAGCTCCATCACTACTCATATATGCGTTATGACCATGATATCTTAGTCGTCTGTTATTTTCAAAACCATGCAAGTAAATTGTGCAGTTCCAGTCCTCTTTGACATAACCACTTGCTTCTAAATTACCAACATTATTATAATTTAATCTAAATCTATTCAATACACCAAAGTGTTCGTCTGCACTTACACCAACAGTTCCAGAATAATAATCAGAGTTAGAATATAACGAAGTTCCGTTAGAACCATATCTTATTCTCATTTCAAAATCCTCATTATCAGACACAGATCTAACTCCATCCATCACAATCATATATGTTTTAAAATCGGTAAATGCATTAGTAACATTAGATTCAGTAAAAGTTACCGCAGAAGTATTTGATGTAACATTAACTGTTGCTAATGGAACTAATCCACTAACTCCTGATGTCTTAGCATATGTCACTGCAGAATTTGCAATCTTAGCATTCGTGACAGCATTTGATGCTAATGTAGTATCATTCACAACACCAGAACCAAGACCCCCAACTGAGAGTCCTGTTATACTTCCATCTCCGTTAATAGTTACTGGCATAAGATTCTTTACTCCCTGATATTTATACGATGGTCAAGAAACTACCTGACGGTACTGTGACTGTGACACCAGATTTAATTGCGACTGGACCTGCTGCCATCGCATTTTTACCTGAACTTATAGTATAACTCACATCAACCGAATTGTCATTCTCAAAGAACACAGTATTTGTTGATGCACCACCAACAGGTGCTCCTGCTGGTAAGTTTATTAATTGTGAACCATCACCAAAGTATGTGACGATACCAGATCCTACAGGTCCGACTGTTCCACCTGTACCAATTCTTACTCCACTTCTTGCTGTTAATATTCCTATCGAATCTACATTCGTTACGTCTTCGTATGTTAATGTTCCTGCAATACCAACAGTTCCATTGAACTTGGCATCACTTACAAAAGTTATTTCCTGTGTCGCACGATCTACATGAAAAGTAGTTCCAGTCGTGGTGATACCAACAGTACCAATACCCGACTGCGTTCCATCTAAGTGAAGTAGTAACTCTCCATTAGAATTTGTTATTTTTATTTTTTCGTTGACTGATGCACTAGTAGGATCTGACTTTGCCTCAATACCATGAATTCTAAGGGTACTCATTCTTTTAGTATATCCTTTTAGTTATTTAGCCTGATACTTCATAGATAATGAGTTGAGCTCCACCTCTCTCACCATCACCTACTGACTTGTTGACATTAAATGATGAACCGTTCGCACTTCCCCAAGGACCAGCAGCTAAAGTATATGTAATTTCTGATGATCCACCATTAACATCAACAACCATTTGATAATATCCACCCCATTGGTTATTATCATTTTTTGATTGATTATGCATCATGTATCGACCTCCAGGATATGAATCTACTCCACCAATAGTCTTTTTTAAACCAACATACCAAGTGGAGTTGTTACCAGTATCTTCTCTTACTCTTAGTCTTATATCTATTAAAATTTTACTGTCTGCTCTCACTGGAGTATATGTTGTACTCATGATATCTCCAGCTGCTGTTAAATCGAGAACTGTGTCAAGTTGTGCAACCTTCATTTGGATGATACCACCACAAGTTGAATTGGTTGATAGTCCATCTCTTGGAACGATTCGATTGGTTCTTAGTTCTGACATTATGCTGATACCTCCATAACAGAAATTGAGGAAGACAAAGAATAATTTGTATCATCTGCTCTTCTATTAATACCTAACGCATAACTGCCACTTGTAGCTCTCGCCACTACTTTATAGGTATGAGAGCTAGTATCTCCTGGAGCATGTAAGATTTGAAGACCATGACCACTACTTAAATTTCCATCATCTTGTCTAACCATAGCGAAACCTCGTTCATTAGCACTAGCCCCTCCAGTTCCATTACCAATAAGAGTTGAATCAAAAAGTAATCTTAAAACTGCTGCATCTTCACAACTTGCAAATACATTAACTGTTACTAAAATTTTACTAGTAGAAAATTTAGGGGTTATATCAACACTTAAACCACTAACATCAACAAAACTAGTACTTGTTATTAATGTTTGATCTACTTTGGTAACGCATTTAACTTGAACAATACCACCTCCACCACCAGTGGGAACACCACCAGTTGGAATTATTTTATCGACTCTTAATTCTGATGACATAGTTATGAAGGTTCAGTTGGCCAGTTTACGGATGTTAAGTCTAATTCATAATCAGATCCTAACTTTGGTGTTTGTGTTGTAATATCACGAAGTGCTTGACGATATGTTCTCCATGCAGTTGATAAGGTAACATCCTTACCTGCTCTCCAGTCTGTCAATGCAATTCTTCGATCTCTTTCAATACGCAATAATCTCATTGGTTCTGCTGCATCAAGTGAAGAAATCTTACTATTGATTTCTGTTTCTGTTGGTTTTGTCTGACTACTATCTAACCATTCAAGACCAGAGTAATCAGATCCACGAAGAGTCCACTGTGCTCCTGGCTTTAATTCTTGTAGTGCTGCTGGAATGTCGTATTTCATAATGTTATTTATAAGTTAATTTACAATCTCATATGCAACCATTGTAACAGAATTAGATATTCCACCTACTGCATCATGAAATATGAAATTGTGACTACCACCACTTCCCCTTGCTCTTGCATATGCCATATATTTCATCACTGAACCAGCAGCTAATCCACCAGTATCAATTGCTTGACCAGAGTGTGGTCTATATGCTGGTGATCCACCAAAGAAAGCATCAACATAAGCTAGAATACTTGCAGTACCACCATCTGCTGATCTATAGATTGATGTTACTCCTTGAACACCAGTACCATTAGCATCTTGAGCACCACCAGTGATAGTTGCAACACAATAACTTGTACCTGCAGTAGTGCCACCTGCTAATTTTCTAGTAAATTGTGCAAAGAGTCCAGTATTAACATCACCATCCGAAGTGGTAGAAAAATCAGTGCTAAGATGACCGTATGCTGATGTTATTATTGTTCCTGATGGAGCATCAACCCAATTTCCACCCAAATTAATGTTACTTGGAATCACTAGTGTGCTTCCACTACTTGATATTTGTGTGCTTCCTAAATTTAATGTTCCCATTTTTTTTATACTGTTCTAGGTATATAATTAAAATTTATAACGATGCGTTCTTTTGTATCACTACTTGAAGAACCTGCATGTTTCAGATTTGTTGGAAAAGTTACTAATCTATTTTCCTTACTCTGAACTCTTGAACCATTCTCAAAGTATGTTCCACCATCATTATTATTAACATAATATACAGATGTCATAGATTCTGACAAATTTTTAAAATCATTATGCATTGGGGTGACTCTCACACTATCAGTTTTCATTCTCAAATTTGCTTTTATTTTAATCCAAGCCACAGGATTAATCTGTTGCATTATAGGAGATATGATGGATGTTGAATTTGACACCATTCCTTTAGTTGGATTCCAAAAAACATGAACGAATTGAAAGTCATCAGGATGATCATCTTTTCCAACACAAAAAGAATTATAGACCCAAGTGCAATCAACATAGAACCACGTTAATATTTCACTCCAGACACTAAAAGGTAAAAAATCATCAACGACTTTTACCCCAGAAGGTAAATTCATTCTATTATTTATTATCTATACTACACGATAACCCATGCACCGTCAAGTGTCATAGTTGAACCTAATGTAACTGGTCCTGCATTCAATGCATTTCTTCCAGTTCCAATATAATAACCATTGATATTATCTAGTCTTGCGTTGAATACAAGTGAACCATCACCAATGTAAATACCTCTAAATGAATTTGCAGCACCAACAGTTTCATAATTATCAACTGTGGTGGTTTGAATACCAAGATTCTTAACAGTTGTGATACCTGCTGTGCCAAATTTAAATTCACTACCTGATGGAAGACCAGTCAGATCAGAACCATCACCAACAAACTTAGTCGCAGTCGCAACACCAGTGATTACAACACCACTATTATTTGCCTGTGCCTTAACTGCTCCACTAAACTTAATTGCAGAAGCATCAATACCTGTTAAGTTTGCACCACTACCACTAAAAGAAGTCGCAGTAACAACACCAGTGAACTTACCATCACCACCGACATCCAAAGCAGATGAAGGAATTGTAGATCCGATACCCACATTCCCACCAGAATTCTGCGTGACACCTCCAGTGCCAGATTGATGTTTCCAATTATTAAAACGGATGTCAGACATTATATATTTTTCTACTATTTATGATGGTTTATCTGCAATCAACTTTGCTTTCCATGCATCTTTGACTGATGTAGTCCATACAGCATTGCATATTGCTTTGACTTCATCCGCAATATCTGTTGTACCATCTGGTTCTTTTGTTAATGGATTATCAACAAGATTATCTGATGCATCTAAAGTGCCTGGATCAAGAACAAATCTATTAAAAGATCTTGTGAGTTCTACTCCATCTTTTTTGATGACTGTAGCTTTTCGGACCTGTACTGCTTTGTACTGTCCAACGACTTCTATTTTATCGTATTCTATTGATTCTGCAAGTGCCATTAGGGAAATCCTCCGAATTAAACTGGTTTAGGCATAATTATTTATGATGGGTTATGCGTCTGTCATATAAGTAATATTATATTCAACTAAAAAATCTTTATTATGAAAAGTTTTATTTGTAGCGTATGATATTAAAGCACCAGAGGCATCATGAGTAGCTCTGCTTATCCAGAATGAAAGATTTGAGCCACTCATACCTACAGCAATCTGACCTTGATTATAATTGTATACATTATTATTAGTTCCATACCAGTCAGTAGTCTGCCAAGTAACTGACCCGTAAGCGTGTCTGTAACCTGATCCATTAGGTGCAAAAGGAACTCCTGATATTTTTAATATATCGGTTTGCGAAGTAAATAAAGGTTTTGTACCCCCACCTTGTAATAATCCAGCAAGATTAACTAATCTTCCAATTTTTGTATATTTTCCTTGTGCTGCTGCATAAGCTGGAGTGTTAGACAAACCAACAAGATTTGGACCCCAATTTCCTTCTTCATAGTCGTCAAGAGCGTTGGCTGCTGCGGTGTCTCCGTTAAATGATATTCCTCCACCAGATTGAAACCTTACTTCCTCAGTATTATTGACTCCAAAAATTATTGGAGCATTTCCACTTTGCCAAACTTGTGCTGCGTTTGCTCCTCCTATCGCACCACTACTTGTTCCTAATTTATTAATTGAGAAATAACCACCACTTCCACTAGATTGCTGTAGTTTTACTGTTGCAAAAGATGTATTTGTTGAGTTTTGAACCAGCACAGTTGGTATTGCTGGTTTAGATACATTGAGATTCCCTGCACCTACTGCTAAATCACTACCATCAAAAGTTAAATTAGATTCACCATTTAAGTTAACACCACTTCCACCAGTTATAACTCTGTTGTCTGCATTGTTTGCTATGGTTGCTTGTGCTGGTAATGAAGTTAAGTTTGCACCACTAATTGCTGGAAGTGTACCAGTTAATTGTCCAGCAGGTATACTGGTTAAGTTTGCACCACTACCAGTTACAGCACCAGTTACATTACCAGTTACATTACCACTAAAACTATTTGCAGTAACAATACCAGAAACAATCGCACCAGTATCTGAGAAGGTTACTGTTGATAACCCACTTCGGTTTATTATTTTATTTACTCTAATTTCTGATGCCATTATCCTTTTATTTCCATTACTGTGATGTTAGAGATATATCTACCTCTCTTATTAGTATCACTATCACTATTAGATCTATTCAAATGAATATATTGCTGACTGCCAGCATTATGATAAAAAGCATAATGAAACTTATGCTCGTTTGTATCTGCACATGAGATGTAAACGTGAATAGGTATGGTAAAAACTCCCTCAGTATTTCCACTATCACCACCAGAAAGAGATCGTCTTCTACTACTAGCTGCATCTCCAAGAGCTCCAGCTGTGGTAACAGCAGAATTATTATCATACAACATTGAATTAACAGCTAATCCATTTGAACCAATAACAACCTGCCCTGTTATTAAAAAGAAATTTGAAGCACTAGAAGCAGTGATAGTAACTCTCAATAAATCATTATTAAAACTCCAAATAGCACCAGAATTAGTATTATCACTATATGCCGATGTTAATGTAGTATTTTTAACTTGAACAATACCACCAGTAGGGACAGGTATATTTGTTAAGTTTGCACCACTACCACTGAATGAAGTTGCAGTACATACACCAGCAAATTGTGCGTGACCTTGATGAGATATTGTTGCACCAATACCAGTCGTTCCAGTCAGAGGTCCCACGGTCAATCCAGTGGTAAGACCGACACGATCTCCACCATTCTCTCCAACTATACTTGTAACTCTAATTTCTGACATACTTTATTTATAATTCTGCACTAAAATTTAAAGTTGTAGGATCAGATTTCATAATCATACCACCACCAGAATTATTTTGCATATTACTCGTGCTTGCCATTTCTAAACAAACTGAGGATATACCACCAGTATTTAGTATGTAAGCAGAAGTTCCATTAGCAATTGTCATACTTGATGCAGCGAAAGTAGCACTGTCATTATTAGCATCAAACATTAAATTACCAGATCCAGTATAAGTGGGGTTAGTCCTCATCGGCACTGGGAAATAAATTGCAAATCTAGCAGTAGAGGTACTATTTGCAAACGCAGCAATTCCCATAAAAGCATTAGTATTTCCTTTTATATTAAAGAAATAACGTTGACAATCACTTAATTGCTCTCTAAAATTTTTATGCTCGAACGGGGTCGCTACGGGACCAACTTCTAATTGAACTCCTGTGAGATACCAATAATTATTGGCATTGTCCCATAAGTTGACTTGGTTAGTAGATGCTCTATAACTGCCACCACTTGTCCAACTTGAAGTAGGAGAGACTGACACATCACTATTAGCACATAAGAACCAATCTACATACAAACCTACAGTATTGTCATTAGGAATAGCATCTGCTGTATTACCAACTATTGTTATTGTTTTCTTTTCCCAAGTATCTGCTGAACTTATTGTGTAGTCAAATAAAACGTATTTTCCTTCTTGTATTACTTGAACAGAATATGTACCAGTTTTGTTTGAATATACCCAAAAAGATAAAGTCATTGTTTTAGCACTACTCGTGCCATATCTAAGATGCTGTAAATTTTGTCCTTCTATACGTTGTCCAATATTAGCACGTTGACCAGAACTCGGTGTTTCTGTATTTCCTATATCAACTTTTAAACTTTTAGTAAATCCTTCACTACTCGGTGCTGTCGTTGAATGGTAAATTTTAGCACTATCAGTATCAAAACTACCACCAAGAGATAATTTCCATCTATCTAAAGTATAAATCGAAGAAGTAACAGGATTAAAATAACCTAAAGTGCCTGTTTGTACCCTTTGATTAACTTGCATCGCTCCATTTATTATAACATTGCGATGAGAAAGTTGTCCTTGTGTTGGTACAAAAGAAGTCGCAGTAACAATACCAGACATATTAATGCCCTTTGTAAAGTTAACGGGACTGTTCCCATTCTCTCCTAATACATTTGTGACTCTTATTTCTGACATTTAATTATAATGGTTTTGGATTATCACTCTTTACCTTGGCGATTGCATCTTTCCAAGTTGTAGTGCCATTGACAGCATCCCAATATTGCATATCTAATTGTTCTGCCAAGCTAGGGAAAGCATCTCGTCTTTTTGATTTGTAACTATCATTTTCTAAATCCCACGCAGTTTGTAATGCAACGAGTCCTGATGTGCAGTCTGATTCTGATGGTTTTGAACCACCATCATGTACTATAAGATTTGAATAAATTTTATTTTTAGAATTACTCCATCCAAACCACTGTCCTGTTCTCACAGTAACAAGATAATCTTCTATATGATCTGGTCTACCATCTATTCTCATTATGTATCTCCTAATTTAACAAAGGTAAAAGAGTTTTCATTATATCCAGTATTGCCAAGAAACAATACAGAACTTCTATTTGTATAAGCTCGAAATTTTACTTTATGAGTAGATGTGCTTGTTACATCAAAAATAAAATTAGCAACTGCATTATTTATATTGTAATCTGCCGAAAAAGTGGCAAATCCATCAGCAGCAAGAGCATAACTACTATTATTTGTAGTAACTTGTATCTGTAGTTCAGCAAATCTATTATCTCCAGAATTTCTTTTAAAAGGCATACATGCCATAATTTGATAAATTCCAGTTGAAGGAAATGTAAATATTCCACTTGATTGGGTCATACCAGAACCAATTTGACCATGACTATTTGTATCGCCTCTTTCCCAATTTGAAGTAAAGTCCGTTATTCCATCTGAGGTCATAGTTCCACCAGAAGTTATTCTCCATTGGTCTGCCATCGAAAGACCAGATGATAAACCAGTTAAGTTTGCACCACTGATTGCTGGTAAAGTTCCAGTTAGATTTGCTGCAGGTAAAGTAGTTAAGTTTGCGCCACTACCACTAAAACTTGTTGCAGTAATAATACCAGAAGATACATTAATACCTTTGGCAAAATTAACAGCATCAAGTCCATTATCTGCTATTATATTGTTAACTCTAATCTCAGACATTTTAAATATTCTCCTCCACTATTTAGAACACCTCTAAAACATTCATAATGAATGTTGTTCCAGCAGACACATGGAATGTTGCACCAGTTGAAACTACAATTCGACTCAATCTTGTGAATGTTGTATTACCTGACATATTATCAGATTCAATCCTTACTGATTGACCTGCACCAACTGTAAATGATTCTGTTGTTTTGAATATCAGATTTTCAAGAGTACCTTGTGTACTACTCAGTGCTGTTGAAAATCCACTGACTCCAGTTAGATTTGCACCATCTCCACTGAATGATGTTGCAGTAACACTACCACTACTTACGTTTACATTACCACCAGTTACATTTATACCACTTCTTGCTGTTACAATACCGATTGAGTCTACGTTTGCAACGTCTTCATAGGTCAGTGTACCACCGATGCCAATGTCACCTGGTGTGGTTATGTCTCCTGTAATTCCGTTTAGTTGTATTCCCATCAGGTTTTTAGTTATTTATCTTATGATTGAATTGGAGCGCACTTAATAATACCCATCTCATTACCAGCTGAAAAGTAATTAATATTTATAACAACTCTTCTTGGATCATTTGTCAAAGATGTGCCAGTGTGTCTTTTATTACTATCGAAGATAACAATTCGATTTTCTACACTCTCCACAATTCCTTCATTTTCAAAAGAAGTGTAACCATCACAAGTATTTAAATAAAAAATAGCAGTCTTTGAATTTGGAAATCTTTGATCAACATGATATCCATGTTCAACGATACTCGGAGTTTTAGTTGTAAGATTTGCTTTAATTCTAATTATTGCAGCGACATTTAATTTATCTAAGAGAGGAGGCATACGTTCAAATAATCTACTTTCTGGCATTGCACCTCCGTGTATTCCATGAACAAATTGATAATTATCAAGGTCTGATACTCCTGTCCTTAATTCATCTCTTTCTACAACTTCACTCCATTCCCACTTACAATCAAATGAAAAAAATGCTTGTTGTATATTAATAAACGAATCATAATCTAAAAAATTATCAATAACTTGCATAAATTATAATTCAGATGTTGCTGTAAAATTTTCCCACCAATTATCGTCCTGACCTACAGTATAACTAAAATAATCTTTACCAATATATGAAGTTCCACCAGTTCTTCTAGCATTTCCACCAATCGTAGGTGTATCTCTCATTTGTGTTGGATAAAAGACGTTTACATAAGTTGAATTATTACCCCATCTACCTGCGTAAATATTACCATTTGATGTAAGAGGTTTGTAAAAATATCGTTGGCAACGTGCGAGTTCTTCTTTATAGCTGCGGTGCTCGAACGGAGTTGCCACAGGTCCAACTTCTAATTGAACTCCTGTGATTTGAAAAGATGCATTATTTGTTGTGTACCAAGTTGTAGCATAATCAGGCATTCTTGCAGCATTATCCAAATTACCCCAAGTATTAAGAGTTGCACCAGAAGATGTATAATCTGTGCCAAAAAATGGACTCCAAACAATTTCGAGTCCCATAGCTATTCTATTTGCTGCACTATCAGTGTCAAATTCTAGATTTGAATTACCAGGTATTTTTACAATTACTTTTTTCCAAGTTGCGAAAGCTAACGTACCTGTTTCAAAAGCGTAATGTTGTGCTGTACTTGAATCAGGTACTTTTAAATAACCATAAGTATTGAGATTAGCATTTACCCCCTGCTTTACCCAAAAAGATAAAGTTATAAAACTATTTGCATCAGTATAGTTCCAACCACATTGTGCCATTTCTTGTGCTTCAATTTTATGACTCATGTAAATATAATCTGCAGCACCAGCACCAGATGTTTGGTTTCCATTTGAAATACCCCAAGCTGTTCTAAATCCCTCTTTGTAAGGATGGGGACCAGTCATCGGTAGATGATATTGAGCTGGTGCAGATACACCAAATATAGTTTGTGTGGGGTTTGCATCTGTGCCTGTAAAATACATCGCAAATCTATCAACAGTTTGATAACCAGAAGATGTAGATGACGAACCCCTTTGATTTATTTTAAAATCTCCGTTGACAATGATGTTGCGATGAGAAAGTTGTCCTGTCGTTGGAACTAAAGCAGTTGCAGTTATAATGCCTGATGTATTTGCACTTCCATCAGTTCCTAAACCAGCACCAGTCATTTGTGATGCATCACCACGGAAACTTGTTGCAGTTATAATACCACTTGCATTGCCAATTTTTATATTGCTTCCTACATTTAAATCATTACCAACTAAATTTATTCCCAATCTTGCGGTTACTATACCAACTGAATCTATATTTGCTACGTCCTCATATGTTAATACACCACCAACTCCTAGATTTCCTGTGATAGTAGCACTTGCAGCATTTATTGTTCCACCAACAAATGTTGTCGCAGTTATAACACCAGAAGTTATATTATTTACAGTTACATCAGCAGCAGTTCCATCGGCACGAAAGATCGAAATATCACCACCATTTCCAGTGATACTTGAAACTCCTGATATACTATTTGGTCGAATTACTGTCATATCTTTATTTATTAAACCACCACAAAATTACCATCAACATTCAGAACACCATTGACTGATACAGGACCTGCCATCAAACCATTCATTGAAGTTCCAATATAATGATTACCATTGATTGCATTATCATATAGTATCATACCATTACTAATATAAAGTCCTCTTGCAGAATTACCAACACCTTGTAGATCAGCATCATCAGTGCTTGTTGTTCCAACACCAACGATTGCAGAAGAAGTTTGAATACCAGTGACTGATGTAGTGAATGCACTTGAACCTCCACCACCAGCAATGCTAATATCAATTACATTACCAGTTTGCTTAAATGTATTACCAGCACCAACAAAGTTTAATGTGCGAACTGTTCCAATCGCAACACTACCAGACTGAATACCAACTATTGGATCAGAATCTGTAATCGTTACATTACCTGATCTACCTAAGAATCCTGTGACACCACTTGTAGAAGCACCAGCAAATCCAATATGTCTTACGTGAATGACTGTGCCATTCGCAGGTGCAGATGCAAAGGTAAGTGAATTAGAACCTGTGCCTGATACTGTATAAGATCTTGTATTCTGTGAATCAGATGGATACTGCATCACACCATCTAATGCAACTAATATATTATCATTATTAACGACTGCTCTTGATAAAGTAAATGTAGTTGTGCTTCCATCAGCAGTAAATGTATCTACCTTATTATCTGAGATGTCAAATGTTGGAAAATTATTTGCTACAAGATTTCCAAATATAACATCAGTTGAAGATGGTGCTGCTGCGAATACAATTATAGAACCATTTGAATCTATACCATATCCATTTGCAGGTGATGTAGAATCGTGTGGTCTTTGGATGACACCATTATGTGATAAGAACAACTGTGCTGCTCTTGTCATCTGTGCTTTTGTGCCACTATCATATGTTGCAACAAACTTTGTATTGACACTATCAAATGCAACACTTAATGTATGTGCTGCTCCAGTTCCAGTTCCCGTAATATTAATTTTGTTTCCAGCAGCTGCATCAGATGCATTTGCTGCTAATTGAATTGTATTATGATCTACTTTAATTGTAAAATATACAGTCCCGTTTGAAAGACCTGTGATATTTCCTCCACCACCATTCGTATATGTGACTCTTGAACCTGTAAGGAAACGATGATTATTTAATGTAATTGTATCAGCAGACTGACTGACTACTGCTGCATTTGAACCATCAAATGTCGTTGTGAACGCAAGATCATCTAAGATCTTAAAACTATTATTCTCTCCAGTTGCGTTACGATTACCTAGATATGCCATATTATACCACCACTAAAACTGAACCTGTTGCAACATCAATTGTTGCTCCGACTGCAACACTGACCGTACCAATCAATAATCCATTCTTTCCAGAAGGAACATTAATACTACTACTAATATCATTATCAATTAGAAGTGCACCATCAGTAATTGCAATGTTACCTAATGATTGTAATGCACCTTCGGAGTTTGCTGTACCAACTGCTGATGCTGTACCAACACCAACAACTTTACTTGTGGCAACACCGACTGCATCAGATGCCCAAGTACCAGCAGCACCAACACCACCTCCTCCTCCTTGGAAGAATACTGTTGCAATACCAACATCTGCGTTAAAAAATCCTGTAGTAACACCAGGACCTGCAAAGTTGATTTGAGTAACTGCTGTACCAACAGTGACTGATGAAGTGTTGTTGTAATTAGATGTTGAAACACCTAACTTTGCACTATCATTTAATTGTGTTAATCCAACAGAACCATCAGCTGGAACTCCAATTCCTAATGCAAGACCAAGAACAATAATAAAAGCATCATCAGATGCACCAGGTGCAGTCGCAAATGTTATTTCATTATTATTAATCTGATATGCAGAGTCTGCTTCTTGGATTACACCAGCAACTGATACTAGAAGTGAGAATGATGAACCAGGAAAAAAATCACTACCACCACTCTTCAATTGAAAAGTGACAGTAGATCCATTAAACTGAGATGATATGTCATCTAGTTTAAGATAATTTCCTGATGTGAGTTCTCGACCTAAGTATGGCATTATATCTTTTTAGTTATTTAGTCGGCTGCTTCTGGACTATTGCCAGCAGCTACCCATGCGAGATAGACCTGATAATCTGTATTGTTCTCTTTAAAAGGAATTACTTTTCTTATATCACCATTCATAATTTCTACACCATCAGGTTCTGTTACATCTACACCATTTTTCATTAGTTTATAGATTGGGTTTGTTGGGTATGCCATTGTTTAAATCTCCGCATTAAATGCTACAAATTTTTGTGTGTTTGATCCAAATGAATGGGCAGAACATCTAACTGTCTGCCCTTGTCTCGATGCATCACCAGACATGATTAGGCAACTTTGATTATGTCCTGTTTTACCAGTATCTTGTGAAATTTGATGATGATATTGAGCACTATTACCAAACAATTTCTCATAAACATATGCACCAGAACCTCCAGCAAGAGCTTCTAATGTAGGTTCTGCTCTCATAGTGGTTGGGAAATATACGGGTATGAATATATTACCTGAATAATATTGATGACCAGTGCCTAAGATTTCATAAGTATCTGTGCACATCGCAAAGTAATAACGTTGACAACGAGTGAGTTCATCTGCTACGCTGCGGTGCTCAAATGTGGTGGCTGAAGATCCAACTTCGAGTTGAACTCCCGTCACATCAAAGGTAGCATTGGATGTATTTGCCCAATTTTGTGAGTAGTCAGGTGTTCTGTTTGTTGAACTAGATGACTGCCATGCGTTAAGAGTGTGTCCACTTGTAGTATAATAAGTACCATACCAAGGTATAAAGTGAACAACTAAACCTTCTTCAGTATTATTATGTACGGATACATTTGAATTTCCAGGAATTGTTTTTGTTATCTTTGTCCAAGTATTTGCACTTAGAGTATAAGAAAAAGTATAAGTTTGACCTGTTCCATCACGACTATTCAACCAACCATAGTAGGTTCCAGCTAAACTCGATCTCACCCAAGCACTTAGAGTCACATAACTTGAAGATGATTTGAAATTCCAACCACTATTTGCGACATTTTGTGCTTCTATAGTTTGACCAATAAATCTATAATCAGTATCAGTAGTTGTATTACTTGTATTAGTTAATCTTAAATAATTACTAAAACCATTTTCAAATGCAGTTCCACTTTGCTCCGAAACTTGTGATTGAGTAACTCCCCCACCACTCCAGTTATTAGTCCATCTATCAATTGTATTCATACCAGAGGATGTAGATGATGTTCCTCTTTGAGCTATAGTCATAGCTCCGTTGATTATTAAATTTCTATAACTTCTTGCAGCAGGTAAACCTGTAAGATTTGCGCCACTAATTGCTGGAAGTGTACCAGTTATGTTTGCAGCAGGTATATTTGTTAAGTTTGCAGCACTAATCGCAGGTAATGCACCACTTAGTTTTGAAGAAGTTAATGTTGATATTCTTGCGTCGGCAACCGTTCCTGTTAGATTACCAGCAGGAATACTTGTTAAGTTTGCACCACTTCCAACAAAACTTGTTGCTGTTACAACACCAGTTACATCAATACCTTGTGAATTTGAAGTGACTGCAGAACCAACTACTACAAGGTTTGCAGTTGCAGTGGTGGCTGATAATGCACCAGTGAGTGTCGTAGAACCACCAACTTGAATACCACCTGTAAAGTTTGCAGTGGTAGAAGTTTTAATATTATCTGTTGATGCAACTCCCGTTAATGATGAACCATCTCCAGAAAATCCAGAGGCAGTTACAATACCAATAAATCTTGCCCCACCATCATCAAATATTGTTGATCCTGCACCGATTGGAGTGTCACCACCAAGAACATTTATTCCAGCAGCCTCTACTCCTACACTGTGAACATTTGTAGATCCAGTTTTAAAATTTGAAAAGGTTGCTATACCAGCAGAATCAAGACCACCAACATTTAAAACTTGATGAGTATTGATACCAGTTTGAGTTATGAGAGTTCTGTTGGTGGATAATGCCATATTATGTTATCTCCATAATTGTCAAAGCAACATCTAAACTATTATTTACATCACTTAATGCTGTAACTGTATCCACTGCCTCTACAACTATCTTATTTCCTTGCATGATTTCTAATGCAGATCCTTGTGGGATAGGGACATTCTTTAATATGTTTATATCATCTCCATTTGTTGCTCTTGATATTCCGATTCCAACATTAATTCCTTGACCAGATACATTCGTACAAGTTACACCAATGATAACTGTAGTCGTCGCACCAGGTACTGTGTATATTCCAACTGTGGATACACCAATATTATTTTTCGATTTTAATTTAAAAGTATTAGCCATTTTTTATAGTTTAAAAAGGTGCAATATCCCCGTTGAGATATTTATAATCATCCCAAAGCAATCGCCAGAGCAACAACATCAGCGTTCGTAACACCACCAGCAGATGTGACAGTCGCAGTATCACCTGAAACAGCAGCAGCAATGCCTGAACCAACAAAGTTGATTGTAGTGACACTACCAGCAGTTCCGACTGTTGATCCTTCATCTTTAATTGATAGACCCTCAACACGAACTGTAGCAATACCAGTATTAGATACTGCATCAACACTTACTAGTGATCCCTCAAAGTCAAGTCCTGTGGCACCAGTTGCTTTAGCACCACTACCCTCAGATACTCCTAGACCTGCTATTGCATTGACAGTCACCGTTGCAATACCTGCACCAACAGCTGCATCAGCAGTGACGACACTACCTAAGAAGTTAATTGTGGAGATACTATTTGCAGAACCAACGATAGTATTCTCATCACGAATTGAAATACCTTCAATCGCACCAGCAGGAGCAGAAGTTACCCAAGTTGGAGCAGCTCCAGCACCATTTGATTGTAGGATTTGTCCTGAACTACCTGTGTCTAATAAATCTGTATCATTATTTGAATCTTGATATAGGATTTGATTAGTTCCATTGATTGCAAGGTCAGTTGCAAGAGTTGCAGTGCCAGATAAGTTACCAGTCACATTACCAGTTAAATCACCAGAGAAACCACCACTTGATGTAGTGACACCCGTGACCACAACACCAAATCCATTTGCTTGTGCCTTGACTGCTCCACCAAATTTTAATGCAGATGCATCTATACCTGTTAAATTACTACCATCACCACTGAAACTTGTAGCAGTAACAACACCTGTTGCAATGACACCTGTTGCATTTAAAGTTACCCCTGAACCAACAACAGCACCACCTGAAACTGTAAGTGCACCTAATGTTCCGACACTTGTAAGTGAAGAACTGACAACATTAGCACCAAGAGTAGTTGCAGAAAGAACCTCAGTTCCATTAATTTTATAAACCTTACCAGATGCAACATCAAGATGCTCACTTGATTTTAATGAGTCAGCAGTATTATTATATCTTATAAACTTCCTTATACCCGTTGAACCAATTCCAATACCTGCACCATCTAATAATGCGTTTGTTGGAACTGTTGATGCAATACCAACTACAAAGTCTCCAAACTCTATGTCACCATTGTGAACTGAGAATGTTGTACCATCAACAAACAAGTCACCTTTAATTCTTACCTTTCCTGTATTATCACCAACTGCAGCAGGGTCGATAAAGAGTTCAGCAGGTCCTGTAATACTATTGGTTGTGATATTAACTCCAGTTCCACTCGCACCTGTTGATAATCTAGAGAAGGTTGCAATACCTGTGCTGTTTAAACTTCCATTACCAAGTGCAGTGTTGATACCTGTTAATCCAGAACCATCTCCAACGAAGGTATTCCCAGTTATGGTTCCCGATGCGGTTATATTTCCAGTTACATTTAATAGTGATCCATTGAATGTTAAATTACCACTATCCTCTACAGCACCTGAACCACCTGCAAGAACCACACGACCAGAAGTTAAGTCTGATACGATTAGTGACGCTGCTGATAAATCCGTTCCGTTAAAGACTAAGTTTCCACTATCCTGTAAAGCACCAGACCCTCCAACAGTTACAACACGACCTGATGTTAAATCACTTACAGTTGCAGATGATAAAGTTGTTTCTCCACCAGTTACTGATAATCCACCACGAAGAGTTGCTGCATAGTTACTATTAACAACATTAGAGTTATTCTGGACAGCATTGCCCATGTACCCGTGGTTTGTACATTGGTAGTGAAGAACTATTGGAGTTTCATCACCAACTGCTATTTGTGTATATGCACCAGAGTTACCAGCAGTTCCGTTTACGGTTACTCCTGTGCTGTAAGTTGTTGTTTTATCTGCCTCAAGATAGAAGTTTATAGGGTGATTACTATTACTATTATCACTCTGATCAAATTTATAAGTTCTACCTGGTGTAAGTGTTATGAATGGAGAGAATACTCCATCAATTTTATATCCTAAACTACTACCTTGCCCTTGATATCTGTGTGTAGAGTCCTTTGATGCAACAGTTACAGTATAAGTTTTTACTGTATCACTATGAGGTGCCCTTAAATCATCAAACCCAGAAATTGATCCTGAGACATCTAAACTATTGCGAATAGTCGCAGCATAGTTTGTATTTAATACATTGGCATTGCTTTGTATCGCATTGCCCATATAACCATGATTTGTGCATTGATAGTGAAGCACCACTGGTGTCTCATCACCTACAACGATCTGAGTATAAGCACCAGAGTTACCAGCAGTTCCATTAACAGTTACACCTGTGCTATAAGTAGTCGTCTTATCTGACTCTAAGTAAAAGTTTATGGGGTGATTACTATTACTATTATCACTCTGATCAAATCTATATGTTCTACCTGGTGTGAGGGTTAAAAAGGGAGACTCAACACCATCTACTTTATATCCTAAACTACTTCCTTGTCCGTTATATCTGTGATCGTTAGTCTTTGTTGCTACAACAACTGTAAATACTTTGATTGTATCAGAGTGTGGTGCTCCTAGATTATCGAATCCACCGATTGATCCACGAACATCTAACTTTGATAAGGGAACTGTTGTCCCTATGCCAACTGAATTACTATAATGTATAGACAATCCACCATATGCCTCAGTCCACGGAGTTAAATTGGTGACAGTTGCTAACCCTACACCTTCTCTCTCAGTGTAAAGAAAACCGTCATATGTATTAAGTGCTAATTCTCCTAGTTGAAGGTCAGACCCAGCTGGTCGTTTCCCCTCAATCGCAGACCTTTTCAGTCTAAATGGTGTCGCCATTATTTCATTCGGTATGTACCAAAATTAAGCAGTATATACTACCTATTGAGTTATTTATTCAACTTGCATTATTCCGTCTTGGACGATACGAAAATAAATTGCTTGGAGGGTCTGGTTCCATCCATTTTTTTATCTTTTCGTATCTCTGTTCACTAAAAAAATCTTGTGAAGAATACCATTCCACCCAAGGTTCATGTCCCTTATGTTGATTGCAGGTTGAACAACAGCAAACAACGTTCTTTGTAAAATCAGTTCCTCCCTTTGAACGGGGTACAATATGATCTATGGTTAAATTATTGCCTGATCCACAATACGCACAGACGTAGTTCCACGTTTCCTTTATCTTTCTCCTCCATAACCTTTTTGCTTCCTGTGAACTTGTTGTTTCCAAGTTAAACAAATAGTGACGGGGTGAAGATAGAACTCTCATATGTGCTTGCGACTATGATTATTTATCTTTTTGATATTTTTTTATACTTTCTTCCCATTCTGACATACTTGACTGCATTTGACCTTCATTTTCTTTTGCATCATATTGATTATATCCCTTTATTCTTTTCCACTCGTTATATAATGCTCCCAGTATCCAAGACTGAGATAAACTTTTAGGTCCACTCTCCAAGAGTTCAAGATATCTCTTATTACTTGTATAACTTTTATACTCTTCTCTCCAGTTGGAGTCATCATATGGTTTCTTCACTCTTCTCCTTCAAGAGTTACATTACGAACCACAATTCTATCACCTTCGATTCTGAATTGTAATTCATCCTCATTGTCCCACATGAGTTCTTGATATAATGAGTCTAATACTCTCATGTCGTGCCAAAGATCGTTCGCCATTTATCCTTTGTAAGTCCTGTTATTTATTATTTTCACTTAAGTATAGCATAGCATTTTTGAGGGTGTCAACATTATGTTTAAATCCTTTCAATCCCTTTTCACAATCTCTGCATACATTATTTGATACCTTTGTATTTGATTCTTTACAGATTAAACAAGATCCAACTTGGTATTTTTTCTTTATTTTATTCTCATACTCTCTCACTCGATCACGAGTGCAGACCTTACACTCATAAGCATAAGATGATATTTTTGTTGCATCTGGTCGGCATTTATAAAAATCAGCAATTAAATTTTTCTCCTTTCCGCATACACGACAGGTTCTTTCTTTTAAAAATAAATGCTGAGTTTCTAATTCAAAGTCAATACCCATTTTTTCCTTCAGCATAATCTAAAGCTTGCTTTGCAGTTTGCATTAGACGAACTCTACGCATATCGTGAGTGTTAGGTAATGTTAAAGAAAACCCTAGCAAATCTCCATCAGGATCATCAGGTATTCCAATTGGTTGAACAAAAAATATTCCTGCATGTGCCACACATTTCCACCCTATATCCACAAAACCCAAATCTCTCAGGGCACATTCAAGTTTAAGGGAGTAACAAGCTTCTTTTAGAATCATATTTTATCTATAAAAAGTCTAATAAGCAAAAAAATACCCCGAAATTTTTTCCGAGGTAAATGTAATTAAAAGTTGATTTTGGTTTAGAGTGCGTTACCACGAGGTAATACTTCCTCTGGGAACACGAAGTTCTCATGAGGTTGGTCAACAGATGACATCCATGCTCTCATACCTTCGTTGAGAAGAATATTCTTTGTGTAGAAAGTTTCAAACTCTGGATCTTCTGCTGCTCTTATCTCTTGAGATACAAAATCGTATGCTCTTAAGTTAAGTGCAAGACCTACAATACCAATTGATGATGTCCACATTCCCATCACAGGAACGAACAGCATAAGGAAGTGTAAGAATCTTTTGTTTGAGAAAGCAACACCAAATATCTGTGACCAGAATCTGTTTGCTGTAATCATACTATAAGTTTCCTCTTCCTGTGTAGGATCAAATGCTCTGAATGTTGTGCTTTGAACCTTACCTTCTGAATAAACAGAGGTGTCTTCATACAAAGTGTTCTGTACTGTTGCACCGTGAATGGCACAGAGTAATGCTCCACCTAGTATTCCTGCTACACCCATCATATGAAATGGGTTAAGAGTAATATTGTGGAATCCTTGTATGAATAAAATATATCTAAAAATTGCTGCGACACCAAATGATGGTGCGAAGAACCAACTATGCTGACCTAAAGGATAGATCAAAAAGATGCTTGTGAAGACTGCGATAACAGCAGAGAATGCTAGAGCATTGTAAGGACGAATCCCAACAAGTCCTGCAATCTCAAATTGACGAAGCATGAAACCTATAAGTCCGAAGACTCCATGTAATGCTACAAAGTTCCATAGTCCACCAAGTTGAACCCAACGAACGAATGAACCTTGTGCTTCAGGTCCCCAGAGGAACATGAGACTATGACCCATTGCATCACCAGGTGTGGAGACTGCTGCTGTTAAGAAGTTTGCTCCCTCTAAGTAAGAGGATGCGATACCGTGTGTATACCATGAGGTAACGAAAGTAGTTCCAACGAACCAACCTCCGATAGCAAGGTAAGCACAAGGTAAAAGTAAAAGACCAGACCATCCGATGAATACAAAACGATCTCTCTTTAACCAGTCATCAAGAACATCAAACCAACCCCTTGTGGGTGCTTGTAAGGTAGATGCTACCATTAATTTCTCCTATGAAAAAGGGGTCATAAAGACCCCCTGAGTTATTATTTGATTAATAAATTAACCAATTGCAGGTGCTGTTAAAGCAACTGTTGTAGACTCTGCAGATGCTAAGTCTAGTGGGAAGTTGTGTGCATTTCTTTCATGCATTACTTCCATTCCTAAGTTTGCTCTGTTAAGAACATCTCCCCAAGTTGGTACAATCTTACCACCAGCGTCTACGACAGACTGGTTGAAGTTGAAACCGTTAAGGTTGAATGCCATTGTGCAGATACCCATTGAGGTTAACCATACACATACAACAGGGAATACTGCTAGGAAGAAGTGTAAACTTCTTGAGTTATTGAATGAAGCATACTGGAAGATAAGACGACCAAAGTAACCGTGTGCAGCTACAATGTTGTATGTTTCTTCTTCTTGTCCGAACTTGTAACCATAGTTCTGAGATTCTGTCTCAGTTGTTTCTCTGATTAGAGATGAAGTAACAAGTGAACCGTGCATTGCTGAGAATAAAGATCCTCCGAACATACCTGCAACACCAGCCATGTGGAATGGGTGCATAAGAATGTTGTGCTCTGCTTGGAATACGAACATAAAGTTAAATGTACCTGAGATACCTAGTGGCATTCCGTCTGAGAAAGATCCCTGACCGAAAGGATACACTAAGAATACTGCAAATGCTGCAGATACAGGTGCTGAATATGCTACACATATCCAAGGTCTCATACCTAATCTGTATGATAGTTCCCACTGTCTGCCCATGTAAGCAGAAATTCCGATTAGGAAGTGGAAAATAACTAACTGGTAAGGACCACCGTTATATAACCATTCATCTACTGTTGCTGCTTCCCAAATTGGGTAGAAGTGTAGACCTATAGCGTTTGATGAAGGAACAACTGCACCAGAGATGATGTTGTTACCGTACATGAAAGAACCCGCTACTGGTTCTCTGATTCCGTCGATATCGACTGGAGGTGCTGCTATGAAAGCAACGATAAAGCATGCTGCTGCTGCGAGCAAACATGGGATCATGAGTACACCGAACCAACCAACATAAATTCTGTTGTTTGTTGATGTAACCCACTCACAGAACTCAGGCCATCCCTTTAGGATACCGCCTTGTCTGCGTGTGATATTTGAGGTTGTCATTAGTAAGACGTTTAAGTAGGGCATCAGGGGAGATGCGAGACTTATTTCCTGTAACCCCTCGCTACAGGATATGAGAGACTATTGCTTATACTGCCTATAGGTCTCGGTTTAAGAGCAGTCTACTTGGGAGGGCGATCCGTTCGAGTCCCAAATAAATTGTGAGGAATCCCTCACCGATGTATTTATATTAACAAATCTTTACAAAATTGTCAATAAGTATTATTACTTATTCTTTGCCATCCTCTTAATTTTGTTGATTGTCTTCTGTTTATTGACTACTGCATCTATCTCTGGATCACCTGTAGGAGGCATGGAATTTGCACTTGCAGGATCTAATTTCTTATATCTATTTGCCTTTTTACCATACTCTGGATGAAATCCATTTATCATCTTAGGTGGTGATTCAGCAGGAAACTCAGGTGCAATCTTTTTGTTCTCTAAGAATCTTCTCTTAATTAACTCATAGGTAGATTCTTCTTTCTTAGGTATTACAGGATGAGACTTAAAGTATGCTTCATTAATCCATTTTTCATTTTCCTCTTGTAATATCTCATTAATTTTAGACTGAAGCATATTACTTTTAACACCATGTTGATCTTCCATGAATACGATTGAGTCTCCTTCAATATGTTCTTTCCTTGTTACATTATACTTTTTACCATTGAAAAGGAATGAATACATATTAGGATTTTTACCCCAATACTGCTCTAATTCTTTTGCACCCATCTTCTTATAATCATTCAAGGCATGACCAAAGGCATGCTTACCATTACCAATCAATTCAAGAACTCCGTTCATTTTTTCCTGAGACTGAATTACATTATGATTGATAAAATCTTTAGTCCATGATGTTCTTTCTTGTGGTTTGAATGGTTGAGGACCACCAATGTTCTTATTAAATAACTTATCCATGTCTTGGAAGTTTGTTTCTGGTTTTTTATTCTTATCTTTATATCTTTGACCAGGACTTACCTTGTAAGTTTTTTGTTTTGTCTCTGGTAAAATAACTGGTTGAGTTAAATGTCCGAAGATTTCTCTCTTTCTTTCAAGAGATAATCCCTCTTCCATACCACCACGATTAGTTGTGCTACCAAGTGGTCTACCACCTTGGCCTCCTTGATTGATTTTAATTTTACTATTGGGAACTTTTACTTTATACTTCATGGTAGGTGAATTATATAAACCACCATGTTGATTTGCACCTGTAATACCTGTTTTAGCAGCAATAACACCACCCACGACTACAGGAATACTACCTGCACCTAGTGAATCCAATTCAATTCCTGCTGCTGTTAAAGCAGCACCGAGTGGTGTATCTTCTGCTCCTTCTACACTACCACCTGGTCTAAATTCATAATTTTTTTCAATAGTCCAATTCTGTCCATTACTATTTTTAAAGTCTTCAAAATCAATTTGTACATTATTATGAATCGAATTATCTAATCCAGGTCTGTCATAAACTTTATCTTGAAGTCCCTTTGTCACCGCATCTTTTGCTAAGTCCCACATTAACTCACCAACTGTCGTGGCATCACTGTTTGGAGGTTTTTGTGCTAATGGTTTATTTGCTCTGTCAGGATTATTTTGAACTTCTAATGCTTTTTTAATTGCATCATTTACAATAGGATCATTCCTCACATCATTTAATGCATTTAAATCCCTATCTGAAAATTCGTTTGTAACATCAATCCTTTCATCAGAACCATTCGGGTTCTTTTTAAGAAAATCATCATACTTGTTGAGCATGTTTGCTGAACTTTCCATGCGAGTTATCTTACCCAAATTTTCAATGACACCATCCATTACATCATCAAACTTGTCACCTAAAAAATCTTTTAATTGATCAATACCATCCTCAACATTTTTGTCAAAAGAATCTCCAAAATTCCTAAGACCTTTTTTTATCTTATCAAGCATTGCAGAGAAGTTATCACCTGCTTGCTTATCTAATGGTGTAGCATCTGGAACTTCTCTTGGTTCTTTCTTAGAAACACCAGTTAGAATACAAGGGTATCTACCATATGCGTCAGGTGTTGCTGATGGAGGACCTGGATAGAATGCACGATATGAATAAGTAGCTGGATCGTTGGTGTTGCCATTTGCCTTTTTAATATCCCTAAACCAAAGTGCTTGCTCAGTCGTCAACTGCCCGTAAGAATAGAATGTACCAGTACCTGATCCACCACTTCCAGATGATCCATCCCAATCAGACAACTTACCATCAATACGACCAAGGTTTACCATTCTACGATCTGATTCACGAATATATCCAACCATCGTCCAAGGATAAGACCATGTATAATACATGGCTGCCATTGGTCCTAAAACATAACTTGTATCTCCTGGTGGTTCTTCTGTTTTTACATATTTTCCGTCCGCATGAACACCACCTGCATTAAATAAACCTGTTGTATCTCTTGCTTCTGTTGAATTGGTTGGATTTTCTCCTATATTATAATCTGTTTCGTCTGTCTCACCATCTGTAATTGTTTCAAAAGAATTACCTTGTGGATTACTAGGATCTCCTTGAAAAACAAATGCAGTATTATTTCTTGGCATATCCTCATCAAGCATAGAGAGTTTTTCATTCAACTCTGTAGACTTTAAATGATTTTTTAATTTTGAAAAAGTTTTTTTCTTTGCCATTATAAATTAATCCTATACTTTATTTATTATAACATCAGCACTTGGATATGTTACTGTACCTGATGGCCATGCTACCACAGTTATTCGATTTGTGCTAGCTGAACCATTTACAACTTCAATGCCATGCCAAATATCTGGGTTGACCCATACAAATCTATTTGGTTTTGGTTCGATTATTGATCCATCACAATCTTTAAACTTTAAATTACCACCCCATGATGTATCCCATGCAGGGTGTATGTAGTAAATATATCCACCATCTTCTCTGTGATATCCACCATTAGAAGGATCAGATGATTCTACATTAATATCTTTAGGTAAAACATTAAGAGAAGAAAATAATTTAATCTCACTCTCCCAGTCAGATTGCCACAAGTTAAGTGTGATTAATTTTTCTTTTATCCAAGAATTGATTTCAGTATGAAGAGAAGTTCTATTCTCAGAATACTCAGATGCATTTAAATAAGAACCTATACCAGATTGAATATAATTCCACTTACTACTATCTAAAAAATTATCTATACTAATTGCTGCTACACTCATTTACACAAATACTTTTAAGTATTTATGTCTCTATCATAGCAGACATCATAACAACGAAGAGAGTTGTTAATATTACTGTCCCTGAGAATATCATAATAAACATTTGAAGTATTGTGGATACATTCATAATATACCTGCATATGCAGTAGTAGATAACCCGTATAGAGACACAAAAACTATCATCCAAGAAAATATTCTTGGAACATATTTGATTGATGGTGGTTGTTTGTATGCTTCCATTACGTCGTGGTAATTCATCCTAATAATCCTGCAGATCCTGCTGTAATTCCCACAGTCAGGAAGAATAAAAATTCAAATACAGGCATAAATCCTGCGTTCTTTAGTAAAAATTGAGTCATTTGTGCTTGTGCTCCTCAGCTATTATTGTTTAAGAAAATACGAACGGTAGTCCGTTGATTGCAGTGAATGATACTGCACATGCGAATAAAATTTGGTAAATCATTTTTATGCTCCTTGGTATACTGGTGACATTACTCCACCTTCGGGATCGTCATCGTCATCATCATCTACTCTTAAAAACAACTCCAACCCTACAAGGAATGCTAATGGATAAAAACACCATAGTATTGCCATGAAGGGTGAGATGTTTGTTGCTTCAGCGATCATACGAATACGTTAGTAGTTGTACTTGCAATTACTGCTATCATAAAAATATAAGGTACAACTTTAAATGGTACTGGTTGTCTCTTCACTGAGTTCATTATACGATACCTGGTATAAGTTGACCTGTTGCTAAGTAGATGCCACCGAATAGAACGAATGCGAACATTGCTGGTCTACCGATTGCTCTCTCGAAGATATCTTTGTTGTTCATTAGACGAAACCTGGAATGATTTGTCCTGTTGTTAGGTAAGCACCTAATCCTGCGATGATGCCAAGCATTGCGAATCTGCCATTAAGCTTCTCTGCAAAAAACTTTTCCTTTTCAATTGTTCTTGTTTCTGTTTTATTTGTCATTAGAATATACCTGGAATAAGGTTTCCTGTTGTTGCGTATGCACCGACTGCTGCTACGAAACCAAGCATTGCTGCCCAACCGTTAAATCTTTCTGCTTCTGGAGTCATGAGTTTGTACCTTTTATTAATTGTGAATTGTGAATTGATCTTCATTTTAGAAGAATCCTGGTGCTATCCATCCGAATAGACCATAGTTGATTGTGCCGATTACTAAACCAAGCATTGCAAGACGACCATTGATCTTCTCAGCATATTTCCAATAGGAATGATTTTTATCCATTAGAATATACCTGGAATGATTTGACCTGTGGTTGCATATGCACCTAATAATGCAACGAAACCAATCATAGCCCAACGACCATTAACTTTCTCTGCATTTTGTGGATATCCTTCATAGGATACAGACTCATCAATATATGGACGAGTTTCAGTTGGAAAGGCATTTTGTCTTCCACCACTTTCAGTTGTAACAGTCATTTAAGTTTTATTAATTTATGTAACAATATTATATATAAAATATTAAATTTTGTCAAATATCTTAACATACGGATATCCGTATACATTAAAAAAGAGGGTCTAAACCCCCTTTTATTGTTGATTCTGTATCGGTTCTGTCACACGACCCAGATAAGGATCGAAATTCATTAGTTTGTCTATCGGAACATCTACACCTGATTGCAACCACCAATTTGTCAAAGCATTATAACTTGCCTTGTGTATCGCATCTACATGCTCTGGGTGTATTGAAGAACCCAGTTGCACTTTGTATAGAAATATAGGAATTGCATATGTATTACCTGAGTTGTATATCAAATCATCTGCAACTGCTCTCGGTTTCACACCATTATCAAGTTTATACTTATCATCTCTACAGTGAAGTCTTATAAGTTTCTCTGCGTGATGACGATTAATAATATAGCAAGCAGTTGAAAAATCATTTACAAATCTACGATGTAATGTAACATGTAGTCCTCCAGTACAGATGATTGCTAGTTGTATTACATCCCAATCATATGGAATTTGCGATATAAAATTGCTCCAAGTAAAATTCCAGCACTTGACAATTTCCAAATCAATATCATCTTCCATGATGATCGCATAAGGAGTATCAGATGTTTCATACCAATGTTTAATAGCTTTTAAATGTGATGTAGTACAACCAACCTCACCAGATGTCATCTGTTCTGGGTATCTACCTTTTAATATATCACCTAGATCATCATTACGACCATCATATGCAGACACTCTCTCATAGTTTTCAATCTCCCAATACTTAAAGAGATTCTCCATATATTCTTTTCTTTCTGGTTGTCCATCAAGGTTGATATAATATATCGGACCAATATTCTTTAACTTGTGAACTGATTTATTTTTATCCATTAGACTGTGTATACTGCTCCGTGCTGATAGGTAAACCCTTGAACTGGTTGAATGTGCTTTGATGGCATGAATAGATTGACACCTAAAAACTTAATTGGTGCATCTCCCCATCTCTTAGTGTATATACCACCATTCTCGTCAATCATATTATAGAATGCCATATACTCACTTGTCAAGAACCAATCAACTTTTCCTAACTCCCAGTTTGTATAATACATCCAACGATCAGGTATGTTGTTTGGATATTTTTCATTCACTAAATCCCATAGACCCTCTACAACCTTCTCATTATCCTGTTGAACAGCAGGAGCTACATACCCATACCAACATTCATTTTCCTTTGCCCACTTGAATATATCGTATCCTAGAGGGGTCTGAATGAATGAGTCTGTATCTAAACGAATGTAGTATTCATATTGCTGAACAATTGGAAATTTATAAACTTCACCAGAAAACATTCGACACATATGACGGTATCCCATTGAGAAACCAGGATGACCCCACTCAATAGGACCATTACCGTGTGTAGGATGTGGATAGAACTCTGGTATATTATCTGCAATCTCTTTTGAATAGTCAGGTGTTTTAAATTCTATAATTTTATATTTTAAGTCTAAATTTGTTTTGACTTTTGGCATGTATTCTATGAATGATTCTTCAATGAATACTAATACATCTGTACTATCAGTATACTTAAGGAGATTTTCTTCTAGTAATGATAGAGACTTATTAAATTCTTCAATGTCTTTATCAGATGATCTGACGAGGTAGATAATACAATTCATATCATTTGCCATTCTTTATAGGGTATCATGTTTGGACTATGGGTTTGTATAAAAGACTTTGGATAGAATACTTTATTGTTTGGTTGATTCTTATCTAAGAAAGCAGACCAGAAACTAAAAGTAGATACATGCAAAATGTGATACTCACATTCTACCATCTTTTTAAGAGAAAGGAAAGCATCATCTTCTATGATAGCAAAAGCATTTGGAAATGTCTCATCAAACCATTTTATTTTTTCTTTTGCCTTTTCATTGTCATCAGAGAATATGAATACTAATACATTCTCAGGTATTCGTTTGAAGCACTCAATATAAAAAGAGTCATCAACATATCCATTTACATGATCATCAGCAGCACGAGTGCAGAATCGAAGATGTAAGGATGCAGTGTTTGGTACAGAAAGATCTGTCACAGATAATTGGTCTCTTACATAATCAAGCTCATCACAATCACTAAATCGAAACATATCATTGATAACAAACTTTGTATCATATGTTGTTTCTAAATTTCCTTTCCAATTTAAATTAGGAAATGTAGATTCGATCTTCTCATGACTACCATCATGTCCACCTAGTAAACGATCTGAATTATATGATGAGGGATATTTGCCTCCTCCATTCCACAAATCCCAAGTTCCAAAGAATGGTTTTGATATATCATGTTTCTTACAAAAAGAAATTACCTCTGCCATCTGAAACAAATTATTTCCTAGACCACCATGTAATGTAGCACTCACATCATATGATGCAATGTTAACAGGCATATAAGAATCATCACCGACATTTAAATTTACCTTTGATAGTATATCAGTACTATATTCTTTATCTTCAAAAAATTTAATTGAATCTACCATAATAAAATTATTAGGATATTTCTTCTTCATACTATCAGCTATCTGATAATATTCATTGTAGTAATTTTCGATTGATACAAATGATGTACAGTCACTATGATTAGGAAATTGATCAACTGCATATCGGTTATGACCAATACCAAGTGTTCTATCTTTTACATTACAAGGATTACGATAACCCCAAGATATAAACAATGACCATAGAGTATTGAATTTATTCCCCTTCATACATAAAAACTTCATCTGTGGATGAAGTTCTATAAATTCTGGTATGTATTTTAAATATGAATGAGTAATATTAGTTGTAGTATCAATAAGTGAAACTCTTCTAAGTCTCTCCTCTTTTGAAAGACTTTCTGAATTCCAAATTAAACAATCATCATTCCAATTTTCAAAACTATTTTGATACTTCCTACCCCCATCTTTATATTTGACAGGTATATGATTTTTCAATATCTGATGCATTCTTAAAAATCCACATGCACCTGTACCAATTACATGAAACATTAATATAAAACTCCACCTGATAATAATACTCCTCTTTGTTGCCAAGGTTTGGAGCACACATCAAATTTAGATTTGAAATCATCTCGAATTAAATAAACATTTCCAGATTGTTTGCCAACATATCCAGACATGCCAATAAAATCATATCCGATTTCATCTGCAAAATTAATTAATTCTATAATACCAGACTCTAAACCATTTGGTTCAATGATTATTACTATTGGTCTGTATTTACCTAGACTTCTTGCTACATTAATATCATCACCATCAACATCAATAGATGCTAATACAAAATTATCATTTGATACTTCAAACTTAGATTTGTCAATTATATCTTCAAGAGTATTATCTATAGAGACTAGTTCATTAAAACACGCAATATTATTATATTGATCTTGCATTGATAAATTTAATCTAGAAGTAGCTTCAACTAAGATAGCATTATAGTTATCATTTTTTGACCATAGATTAGCACAATTACTTGATAAAAATCCATCCCATGCTCCAATTTCAAGCACAGTTCCACCTGTAATATTCAAGTGGTCGAATATTGCTTGATTAATACTATCCTCACCATTCTCAGAATACACATCTTGTGAATGATTATATAGTAAATCAATCATATTTGAGTCCTCTTAACTCATACTCCCAACGAACATCCATATTCATTCTAGGTTTACCATCCTCTTCAATAATTTGTCCTACAAAAATACCATGTTCCATAGGTTCATGTGAAGGGAAAGGACGACTATCTTGATTGGGTGGATATATTTCTTTGAGTTGTTTATACACACCTTCTTTTACATAGTATTCTAATCCAACACTATAGGCACTTTTATAATGCACATGATCACCAAGTTGATATGTTGGTTTTCCTACTATCTCTGAGTGTCTCCAATGATCATGACAAACATGATCTTCTTTAATAAGTGGCCAGAGAACATCATTTAATATAGTTTGATCTGCTGTCCTGATATTTGCATTAACATTTTCTAAATCAAGTCTTCCATATTTTGAATGAAAAACTTTATTGTTTATACCAAACATACCTGCCATGATTGTATAACCATGATTATGACAATCTCTCAAGAGATGTGCAGATTTATTTGATACAATCCATTCATCTACAGCATTCTTTTCTCTATAACTTAATCTACTATCAGTATCTCTACTAATCCAATATTCAACATCAGGTTCATTGAGTGGTCTAAATCTCCAATTCAAACCATCATAAGAATTTTTTCTTTCACAATGAACAACCTCTGATCCATGTTCCTCTATTGCATCAAGATACATTGACGGTACATCTTGAGCAACATAGAATCGTGCAGTCCACTCAGGATAAATTTCTTTTGCAATTCTTGCATTCTCTACAGCACCCACACAATATAGTGGATTGTCACCGAAGAGACTAAATGTTATCAGTCGCATACCAAGATCCATAATAACAATCAGCACCATGAAAACCAGGTTCTGATCCACCTTTAAATATTTTACCAAAATCACCTAAAACATCAGTGAATGTTTCGGGTGTAATATAATGCGGATGTGCTGTATCTGTCACACTACCAATACTCTCAAAAACTCTAACTACTTTTGATGTTTTCTTTGCCAATTCTAATTGTTTCTTTGGATCTAAAACATGCTGTACAACATTGAAGAACCAAGTCTCATCAACCTTCTCATCTATATCTAAATGTTCATAAGGTGCTGCAATTATTTCAACTCCTATGTCTTCATAATCTTTTCTAATATTAGGTGGCCAACGATCTATCAGAGGTTCAATTAATATGCCTCTTTTAAAGTTTCCTTTTGTCATATGAATAGAACCTCTTGGTCCTCCACCAACTTCAACAATGACTTTATCTTTAAAATCTTTTAGGTAATCTATACCTAGATATTTTCCTATAACAGTTGAACCGACATTATATGCCTCTGGTCTTAAATCTTGATGGTGTCCGAACTCTTCAGTTTGAGCGGTCTCCCACCTGTCCATTGTAATTTCCATTAAATTAACTCTCTGTGTTCAATCAATCTACGAGTATTTATGAGGTCTTTATGACGTTCATAAAATAGTTTTGTATTCTTATGGTGTGCTTTAAACAACCAAGGTGCAGGTTGACCTGTAACCCTTGTGCCACCCCATGAATTATCACTTTCATAATCAATTAAATATGCACCAACAACTTTACCAAGTTCTTTAAATGCACGATAACACAAATCATGGTCATCCATATCTTGGGGTGAAAATGCCTCATCAAAATAATTTAATTTCTTGAGGTCTTCATGGTCTATCATAAGAGGACCACGATTTACAGAACATCTAACTGCAAAAATATCTTTTGGAATTATCTGCTGTTTATTAGCGTGATCAACATGATCTAGTATATCACACCAACAATCATCTAAATTATTTTTCATACCGATGTGTCTACTACTCTCATTAAACACCCAGTTATGTGCGGTGTTTGCAGTCACAGCAAAGACATCATCAAATGCTTTAAATGGTTTCTCCATTCTAACATTCCAATCCTTTTCTGTCACTATCATATCATCTTGTATGATAATAATTTTATCACCTTTTGCTGCTTTTATACCAATGTTATTTGCTTTGGTTTCAAATACATCAGGTGCATGCAGTAGTTTCCAATCTACGGGTGTGCTTAATAAAGTGTCCCAAACAACTTGCTCAGAGTTATCAGAACAACCATCTAAAACAATAATCAATTCATAAGGAGTTCTAGTATTATAATAAATTCCCTCAAGCACTTTTTCAAGTAACCAATCTTTATTATGAACTGTTAAAATAATACTATGCATTTTTTATCTGAATTAAAAATTTATCAATCTCTCTACCGTATCCAGCAGATCCTCTTTCATACCAATAATCATAATCACATTCTATATAATTTCTGTAGTCTTGTCCACCCACTGTTAAACCATCACGGACTGCAATATTTGTTAGAATACTTTGGTCGTTACGATGTTCAACAAAGGACGATAGTTCTTCACCTAAAGTGCTTGGTGCATTATTTACAATATCTAAATCAAGACAGAAGTTCAACCAATCCTCAACTCCTTTGATAGATTTTTCACAACACTTCCATATCATAAACCCTGCTTCAAGTTGACTTACATCGTGATAATCTTCTTCATCACAATTCATCTTGATAAAACAATCTCTCTTTGTATAATTACCATTGATATTATTACTCAATAACAATAATGAAGCATCGTTTTCATCTAGAGTCTCTTCAATATAACTTACTAAGCCTGGTGAAAACATATCACCACAATCACAATATATTAGATAGTCTCCTTCATTGATAGATTTAAGAGTTTCAAGAATATAATATGGTTTCCATACCCACCAACCTGCACCTTTTGATTGGTCTAAAATCTTTTGATTATCCTTATAGAAATCAGTAGTTTCTAACTGCTTTCGAGAGTAAGGATGATGTGTAAATCCTTCTTTGTGAGTTTGATGTAAAAATTTTTGTTGTTCTGCAAAGTTTTCGTCTGCGTATGATAGTAAATGCCAATTCATAATGTCTCCTTAATCCAATCGTCTAATTTTATTTGTGGTTTCCATTTAAAGGTTTTGTAAATTTTGTCTATGTTAGCAAGTGTAATTCTTGCTTCACCCTTTCTACTTGGTATGTTCACCTGATTATCTGAAATCAAATCTGCTATTTCATTTACAGAATAATTTATACCCGTGCCGACATTGTATATTTGCCCGTATGCTTCATCATCAGGATTTGATATTGCTGCCATTATATTTGCATTAACAACATCTTTGACATGAACAAAATCTCTTCTTTGTTCCCCATCACCTACAATTGTAAGGGACTCACCTGCATCTCTTTGCCTTTCAAAGATTCCTATAACTGGTGCATATTGACCCCTCTTTGGTGCTCTCTCACCATAGACATTAAAGTATCTAAAAATAATAGTTTGTAATCCAAAAAGGTTGGTGTACATTTCACATAATTTTTCACCTGCAATCTTTGATACTGAATATGGATTTAAGCAATCATCAGGTTGAGTTTCTACATTTGGAAATGGATTATTACCATATCCAGATGAAGTTGAAGAATATAAAAACTTCTTAACTCCAGTTTCTCTTGCAATCTGTAAAAGAGTACAAGTTCCTTTTACATTAATATCAACTGCATTGATTGGATTTTCAGTTGCTGTTCCAATCCTAGATTCTGCAGCACAATGAAAGACATAATCAACATTTGTGAATGCATTTTTCATAAATTTATAATCAGTTATATCTCCTCTTACATTCATTGCCTTATCATTCCAATAGAACTGATCATTATCAGCATATTCATTATCAATTGCAACTACTTCATGTCCAAGATTAAGTAATCCATCAACCATATGAGATCCTATAAAACCAGCTGCACCTGTAACTAAACTAATCATAATCTTTCCTGTAAATATTTTTGATTTTTGTAGTATTCAATTAATTGTTCTTTTGATAAGACTCTCAATTGTTCCCATAGTTGATTATTAGATTGCATAAATGGATTATGAAACCAAGAGTTCTGTGTTCTTTGATGTTCTAAATGATATGCGTGTTCATCTACTCTACCAATATTATATCCTAATGTTTTCCAACGATGATGTCTTTCAATATCTTCTGGTGCATATGCAATAAACCCTTCATTCTCTAATCCACCATCAATATAAACTTGACGATTAAAGAACTGAACCATTCCATACTCCGCCCATCCTTGACCTTGTTCACTTTGATAATAAAAGTATCTATCATCAAAAGATTTACAATCATAATTTGATTCTAAAAAACTACTGACCCAACCACCTTTTTCAAAACGATCCATATCATTTTGTGTTTCAATAGTGAATCCAAGATTTACTTTTCTCTCACCATGATTACCATAACGATAAGGATATACAACATCATATTCACCCTCTAACATTTTAACAGATTGAACGTAACTGTCAATCGGTAATATTAAATCAGTATCATAGTTGACAACAATATCAGTCTTTGATTCCATTACCATATCATTCAATATTCTAGTGCGATGAAATGCATCATCATCACGAGTATCATCTTCAAATATATGAATTAAGTTTGTTGTATCAACTAATCTTTTAATTATTGGTAGTGCAAATGCTTCAAATCTACCTTCTGAATCTACCTCTTTGATCATTACATTTGTATCAAAGTGATGTAAAAGATATGCTGTTGATAGGATTACATTACGAAGACGATCACCTGTATCAATACGCAATGGAATTATAAAAGTAGTATTTTTTAAATCAGATTTCATTAATCATTCTCCAACTTCGAGGAAATAAATCTATTGTAGATTTACTTGCGTTATTCGGACCAAACCATCTATTAGGATAGATCACTTCTTTACATGGGTTTTGTGATAACCATGCACCCCACCAAGAATAGGTAGAGTTAGCAATAATAAAATCACTACATTGTGTCATTAAATATAAGTCATGATATGAGCTATTGGAGTGTGAAACTAAGAACCTATCATTGTCAAAAAGTTTTTGCTCAAAACACCACTCAGGATCATCAGAAAAAATAATAACTTGACGATCTTCATCAAAACAATCTAATGCATTTTCATAATAACTCATAGGTAAGTTATGATGATTTGCAGAGTTGATAAGGAAATCACCCCTACGAATATGCAATGATATAGGATTATCAAATTGTCTTAGAGTTTTCCTACATTCATCAACAATGTTCTTATTAAATTTAAAGTCTTTAATAATCTCATCTCTAATGTTTAAAAAGTATTTTGGTGTTTGAAAGAACCCAACTAAAGAACAATCATCAGGGCAATTATTATATAAGTCTTCATCAAAATGAAACTGTGCTTCTTGCACATAATCATTTGTCTGCAAGAAACCATAATGTTTGCTTTTAAATTTGAATGGTTCAAATAGTTCAATACGAAGTGTATTGCCAAGACCATCTTCTATTGCCTGATCATGATTTGGAATGATATAATCCAAACCACGATTTCTTGCAATACCTTTGAGTGCTGCATATTGAAACATCTGGTTCCCCAGTTGTCCCATCTTACCAAGATAATTTAATCCAATCATCAGGTATCAAATCTTTAGTGTCATTTTCTTTAAGAAGTTGTGGACCGAACCAAGGGTCTGGTGCGATCACAGGATTTGTACGATCTTTTTGTAACCATGCACCCCACCAACTTAATGTGCTTGGTGATATTATAGCACCATTACACTGACTCATCAAGCATAAGTCAACATATGGTATGAATGATTTACGATAAACTCCATCACCCTCCATACATTTGTGATCATACTGTTCAACTTCCTCATTGATAAAAAATCTTTTATCTTCAAAAAAGTCTTGGCTCTTACACCATTCAACATCATCACTACACACAAGAACCTTTGAGTCTGAGTCAAAATGTTCTAATGCTTTTTCATAATAATCAAAAGTGGGAACAGGATGTAAATGTTCTCTACCTATATTATCTCCACGACGTACATGTAAAAATATTAACTTCTTATGTTGACAAGTAAACTCTAAACAAGGTTCTCTAATATCATCTACAAATTCAAAATCTTCTCTGATTTCTTTCTCAATATGTTTAAAATATTTCTCGCTCTGTAAATACCCATCTATATTTGTATCATCCTTACAATTATTGAATAGATCCTCGTCAAAATGAAAATGAGACTCCCACCTTGTTTCATAAGGAACCTCATTAATATGTTTTAAATGATATAACTTAAACGGATCATGCATTCCATAGTTTGCTGTCCGTGTGCTATCAGGTGGAATGCAAAACTCATATCCATGTTTTGCTGCAATGCCACGCAAAGATGCATACTGGAAGAGTTGATTGCCAAATCTTCCATTAATACCTAATCTATTGTAACCAATCATAATTTAATTTCAAAAACCTGTTCGTTTGGTTCTTCATAAATGATTCGAGAATCACACTGATCTCTAAGTGAAGAGTCAGAACAATACACTATATATCCCTCATTTAATAAGTCTAAACAAAGTCGATATTGTTGACTTTCAGTAAGGATATCAGTCTTAGGTTTGTATGTCAAGTAATCAAAAAAGAATGGTAATTTTTTCTTGTTCTTATTAATAAAATAATCTTTCAAGAATGTAGCATGATCTTCATTAAATGCATCAGTAACATGACCAATGTTATGATTTACTCCTACTTTACTTGCATATGATGCGAATGCACGATTGTCTCTTGGAAAACAAGGACCACCAAATCCAAAACCATATTTCATATATTTTTTTCCAATCCTATCATCAGAACCAATTGACATCAATACATTATCAATCTCATTTTCCATACCAGATAATGTAAGGACTTCTCCTAGCATATTAGCATAGCTAATCTTTGTGGTAAGAAAACAATTTACAGCAATTTTTGTAACCTCTGCTGCTTTTGTACTCATAAAGTAGATGGAAGGACTAATAAATCCCATCTGTATTTTTTCATATACCTGTTCTAGTTCTGATTTATGATTACCGTCACCACCAATCAACACCATATCGGCATTTTGTAAATCACGAATGATAGAACCTTGTGCAATAAACTCTGGGTTATAAAATATATCAATACCAGTATCCTTAAGTGCTTCTTGGAAATCATTACAATCACCAGGATTTGTAGTGCAACCAATAACTAAAGATTTTTCATCTAATAATATTGAAACATCTTTAAAGTCATCTATAACTTTCCATACAGCACTCACATCATAACTTCCATCTTCAAGTGAAGGTGTGGCAACTAGAGTAAAGATAATATCACATTCTGTAATGACTCTGAGATTATCAGTTGTGAATTCAATATTATTTGCTTCCGAAAGATAATCTTGAACCTCTGGTTCAGCAGTACGAATAATACCATTCTGCAAGTCTTTGATGTATCCTTCACGATTGTCAGATGCTAGGACATTATATCCTGCTTTTTCAATCAAAAGAGCAAGGCAGATTCCTAATCTACCTGCTCCAATTAATCCAATTTTCATAATTTGAATGTAGGGATAGGTTGCATTTTATGTTTGTTTAATGTGTTAAATCTACTTAAGATTTCAACAGCAGGTCCTGTACCTCTTTCCATTGCTTCTTCAAGTTGTTCGTATGATGCACCAAGTTGTGCTTCATCAGTTCTTGAGTCATCCCATAGACCATCAGTTGGTGTTGCATCAACAATGCGTTGATCAACTTCTAGATATTCACCTAGTTCCCAGACTTCCGTTTTATAAAGGTCAGCAATAGGGGCGATATCAACACCACCGTCACCATACTTAGTATAAAAACCGACTCCATAATCCTCCACTTTGTTACCTGTTCCAACTACTATACCACCTACTGATCCAGCAATTTGATATAGAGTTACCATACGAATTCGTGATTTCGTATTTGCATTTGCGTGTGCACTTGCAGTAAACTCTCTCTTATTATAATTTTGTGCTTCAGACCACCACTCAACTGACTTTATTAAACCTTCATATACACTCGAAAGTTCTATTTCAATTCTTCTAACATTATCATACTTTTCTACTAATGCCTTTGAATGAACATCAGAAAGTTTTGTATTCTTAAATTTAGAATCAAGTGGCATGCACACAACATAAGTTGGCAATCCTGTTCTAGCACACAATGAGGAGACAACAGCAGAATCAATTCCACCTGATACTCCTATTACAAATGCATCAATGCTGTGTTCCCAATAATAATCTTTTAACCATCCAACAATATTATCTGTTAGATCTTCATAACTATCAATTCGTGTCATTTTATCCAGATGCTAATAATTCAATTTCCTCTTCTGATTGTAGCACATCATCTAATTGTTTGCTATAGATTTGTGTACAAATCCAATTATAAGTTTTACGGATTCCATCTTCTAGTGATTGAGAATAATCCCAACCAAGTTTTTCTCTAACAAGATCGTTGTTTGAGTTGCGTCCACGAACACCAAGAGGAGCATCAAGTATATGATTCTTCTCTACCTTTTTACTTGCAACCTTTGCTGCTGTTTCAACTAACTGATTAATTGTAACCATCTCTTCTGATCCGATATTCACAGGTCCTAAGAAATCAGATTGCATTAATCTCCAAGTTGCTTCGACGCATTCATCAATGAACAGGAAGGAACGAGTTTGTAAACCATCTCCCCACACCTCGATAGATCCACCTTCCTGCGAGAGTTGAGCCACTTTACGGCAGATTGCTGCTGGAGCCTTTTCTCTTCCTCCATCCCATGTTCCTTCTGGACCGAAAATGTTATGGTAACGAGCAACACGAACAGGTATACCGTAGTTACGATTATAAGTGAGATATAATCTTTCCGAGAAGAGTTTTTCCCATCCATATTCGGAGTCAGGGTTAGCAGGGTAAGCAGATTCTTCACGACAATCAGGGTTAGCAGGGTCTAGTTGATTATGCTCTGGGTACATACACGCAGAACTTGAATAAAATATTTTTGTCTTATTTGATTCTTTATCTTTATTCCACTTCTTTTGTTCTTCTAAAAGGTTTAAATTAATGGAAGCAGAGTTGTGCATAATATCTGCATCATTCTCTCCTGTAAATATAAATCCTGCACCTCCCATATCAGCAGCAAACTGATATATCTCATCAAATGGTTCTAAAAACTTATCTACGATTTGTGAATAATAATTGCCTCTCTCACCACCATAACGAATGACTCTACGAACAATTTCTACATCTCTTAGATCACCACAAATAAATTCGTTTGCTTCTGTCTTAGAAAACTCAGGGTATTTTAGATCTACACCTCTTACCCAATATCCTTCTTTACGCAGTCTCTTTACCATATGACTGCCAATAAATCCACCTGCACCAAGAACAAGTGCGGTTTTTTTGTACTCTCTCATATCCTATAGGAATAGTCGATCAATTTATTTAGTATAAAAAATAAAGGGTTACTTGTCAACCCTTCCATAATCATCCTGTAATCTTACAATATCTTTCTCATCACACTTTCCCCTCTGCACTTCAATAAAAGTAACACCATCTGGACTTGCTTCCATACGATGTACTTCCTTTTTTGCAATAAACATATCATCACCAGGATTCATAACGGAAATATCTTTATTTACAATGCATTTACCAGAACCTTCTACCACTGTCCAATGCTCATCACGATGGTGATGATACTGAAGTGATAGTTTTGTATTTGGATTTAAATGTATCTTTTTAACCTTATAAGTTGCACCCTCATCAAGAGTGATGTACCAACCCCAAGGTCTAAATTCAAACTTTCTCATTACGAAAGATTATATTTAATGTTCTGTTTTGTAGTAAGATGTGTTATTTTCTAACCACTTTATAATTGATGCAACCTTACCTTCAAGTGACGCATCAGAAGTGCCTTCACTATGATCATGTACTACTGCTTCAAGTGCTTTAAGTCTTGCTTCTACTTCAACATCATACTTAGACATTGATGCTCCACTTGAAGACTTACCTGCTGTTCCTTTGAATGCCATTTAAATAATTAACTCTGATTTATTTATCACACACATAACAAGGAACGCCAGCAGGATCTAACCACTTTGTATATTCAAAGTCATCAATGGCAGTTTTGAACTGCATAAAGTTATCACAGAGGTACATATCTTTATACCCATTGTGATTATTCCACTTCTGAATACGATAGTCTGGTTGACCGTTCTCAAGTGGATCAGGCATTTTAACATACCTGTATGGATCATTCTGTACTAATACTTCAATCATAATAATATGTCTTACTCCTCTATTATAAACGATGTATGCCCTTGAGTCAAGTGTGCCAGTTAAAAAAGTGTCAAGGTCTGACTACGATATCTCCATCATCATCTTCATCATCTACATCCTCAAGTTTGAATACCATCAATTCTTCTCCGTATCCAACCCCTTCCATCTCAGGGTGAGGTGCAGGTATTCTTGTTTTTGTTATTGGTTTATTTAAATCTGATATCGTGGTTGTCATCATTTTCCACATAAAAGCAAAGGTTGCTCCGAATATTGCAACAAAGCATACCAAAAATATTAATACTGTCACATCAGTCATTATCGTTGAAATAGTTTTTGAATTGGAACCTGTTTGATTTTATCTATAACATCAACCTCAACACGATCAACAATCCTTTCTAATATATTAACATCTAAATCCATAAATGGTGGAATAACACCCAACACTCTTAACAAACCATCAACAAATAAGGCAAGTGTGGTAAATCCAAGAATCATACTCAAGACAGTCGCATCACGATTATGCTTTGCCATTGATGCTTCATCAATCTTTCGTGCTTCGTCAACTGCTTCTTTGACTGCAGCAGAAATTAGAATATCAACCTCTTCTTTCGTATAGGCAATGTCTTTAATTTTTTCTTCTGTCGAATTTCTAGGACTTGCTACAGTCGTGATAGGGAATTCTCTGATTAGATTTATCATATTGATTGCTTTTTAATATGTATTATATCACATCATTTCATAGTTGTGACTGGTTGCTTTTGTTCCGTTATTAATTTGTTTCTTTTCTTCTAGTTCTTGTATCTTTTGTATCATTTGATGACTCTTTTTTATAGAGTCAAGTTTCTTTTGAACCTCTTCAAGTTCTTTTTGGATATTATCCATTATGGTGGTAAAATGCTCCCTTATAATCTCCTTGCCTAAAGCTACACGACAAGTTCTGATCTAAGTAATTATATTTAGGAAGATTGAAAATTACTCAACAGGATGTATTAAGTAACCTGACCATTTAGTGGTAGAAAAAATATTAGGATTTCTGTTACTACTCATCCAAGCCTGTACATAATCAGAGGTGCCATTACAAAAGACAATTTGAGAAAGTTGAGTGAAATAATAGTTACCATAGTTTGTAGAATATCCATCTGCATATTGACTAACTGCAGTGCCATTTAGTTTGAAGGCAAAACTCTGTTCAATACTACTTCCATTCATATCCGTACCAAACTGACCTGATAAATGGAATTGATAATGTCCTTTGACTTGTGGTGTGAATCTGTGATTACTATTATTATACCATCCACACGAATCAAAACAATGAATATTGTCTGTTGTTACAGCTGGAATAATACCTTCTGTAGCATTACTTGCTACCTCGGCTTGAAAGGCACCTAATAAACTCATACCACCTCTGTTTCCAGAGTAATATGATGTCATTATACCGATATTATTGACTCTCCATCTTTCTGAACCTTCAGTTGTAATTCTTATACTACCATCAGATCCCGTATCAACAGTTTCAACTTGTGTATTACCTTCAAATATTTTGTCTGCTGCTATTCCAGTTAAGTTAGCACCACTACCACTAAATGATGTTGCAGTTACAATACCACTTGCATTACCTAATTTTATATTACTTCCTACATTTAAATCATTCCCTACTACATTTACACCTGCTCTTGCTGTAACGACACCAACTGAATCTATATTCGTTACGTCTTCATATGTTAATGTACCACCAACACCAATGTTTCCAGTGACTGTTAAATCACCAGTTATATTTTGACTCGTTGTTGTAGCAGTAACTACACCAGAAACAGTGATGCCATCAGGAAAATTAGGCGCACCATTTGCATTCTGGTTAGTTATTGTATTTGCTCTAATTCTCGACATTTTTTTATATTTTTAGTTATTTATAGACGAATGTAATTAATATTTAGTTACTTGATTCCATAAAGTTTTACCACACCACCAGTAAAAGCAGTAGAACCAGAAAGTTGCAAAGAAGTTATTGCTGATGTGCTTTTATACTGTCCATGTGTCATAATGAATAAAGGATGACCACTATAAGAAGGATCATCACCAACAGAAAACATTTCAAAAAGTTTTCTTGCACCACTATTAACATCAAACAAAGTAAAACGATGAACATTTTGTGAGTTTGGCCAACCTGCAAAACCTACACCATTAAAGTAGAAAGATGTAGCGTCACGATCACCTGTTGAATTTATTCCTTCATTTCCCTGTTGGTAAGTTCTATGCCACGGATAATTTGTACCACTATCAGAATTAAATCTTAAATAGCAATCACCAAGAGCAGAAGCACCAACTAACCCCGTGACTGTTCCGTATAAATGTTGATAACTCGATAAGCTTAAACTTATAGATGTAGAGTTATTGGTAATTGTCGTAGTGTTTAATAATGTAAAACCACCAGAACTAGGAGTTGCCCACTGCACTGCTGAACCAGAACCTTGACTTGTTAATACCTGACCTGATGTTCCATAGTTTGCACCAGCAATTCCAATTTGACCTGCACTTCCGATACGAAGTCTTTCTGAACCATCAATCGCAAAATTTATTAATGATCCATTTACTGTACCATCAACGTCAGCTTGAAAAGCTAAACTTCCATATCTTCCAACTACATTAGCTATTCCACCATCTTTAATTGATATTCTTGTAGCTGCGTCACTACCAGTACCAGACAAATTAAGTATGCTATCTGGAGTTGCAGTTCCAATACCAATTCCAGTTCCCGTTCCACTAATTAAAGTATTAGCACCTGTTGCTCCTATTCTTATACCACTTCTCGCTGTAACGACTCCTACTGAATCTATATTCGTTACGTCCTCATATGTTAGGACACCACCAACTCCTAGATTTCCTGTAATGGTTCCACTCGCAGCACTAATAGCACCTGAAAATGTTCCAGCAGTTCCCGTTAAACCATTTGGAAAGTTTGGTGCTCCGTTTGCACCTGCGTTTGTAATTGTACCTGCACGAATGCGACCACCAGTTGCAGCACTTGCAGTTGAAGTGCTTGTGCGAATACCTAAAACATCAGGTATGAAAGTATCTCCGTCCGCAACTATGAAATCTGCGTCATCCTTTACAACAAGATCTTGATAATGAGTGTAAGATGCAACTGCTGAATCAGGATGATTAACAGTAACAGTTGAACCAATACTTAATTCTTGATTAACATAGTAAATTTTATTTAATTCACTTGTATCATTATCACTTAATGGTGTTCCAATACCAGAACTTGATACTCCCTCTAAACCTGAACCATCACCAAAGAATGCAGATGCAGTTACAATTCCCGTGAATGTCGCATCACCATGTTTTCTGATTGTTACACCAATACCAGTATTACTTCCAATATCAATACCAGTTGAATGCAGTAAAGAATCACCAATCAGTATCGAAGATCCTGGTTCTGTTCCTATTCCTGCTGGTGCGACTTTAGTGAATGACATATTACTTTTTAATTATTTATTCTGCGTTAGTCTCTGTCTGATATGCAGTGCTACCTGATTGATCTGCAAATGCCATGTAAATATGTGTATTTGATCTATTTGTTTGAGTAGAGGCACTTGTTTCTCCCTCTCTTACTTTAAAACCATCTGATAAAATATCAATACAAGGTTTAGATCCAAACTGTCCAAAATCATTGTTAGCATATGACTCAACTTGAGCGTCATCCGAAAATAATACTTCAGCAGAAGCACTTTTATTAAAGGTAGTTCTTGTTGAGTCAACAATACACCAGTGTCTGTTGGAAGCATTGTCAGCATTTTTCATCATAATAAATGCAGGTTTAAATCCGAGATGAACATATATTCCATCAGCGTTTTGATTTCCTTCATAACTTCCAAATTTTGAATAACCAGGAATTTCCGTCCAACAATAAGCGATATAAGTATCACCACTTCCATTAACACTAGCATGATTTCCTAGTGAATATACAGATGATGTTGGAGCAGTGTTTGGATATACATCACTATTTGTTGTCTGTGCTTGAGTTGCATTAAGTTTTAGAAATTTCCCTCCGTCTATTTCTGAATGATAAACTTTCCAATCCTCTGTACCAGTTCTTCTCTTAGTTATAATACACTTAGGAACTTTACCTAATCCATGACCAATAGTTCCAGCACTACCAGTGCCACTATAGGAAACGATACTGAATCCAGCCTCTTCATTTACAGATACTGATGTTGTAATAGTTCCATCGTTATTTGTGACTGCTGCACCACCTGCTTTCCAACACCATGCAAGATAATTATAACTTTGATTCCACCATTCATTACTACTACCACCACCATATTGCCAAGTAAATCCACCCTCATCAAAAGAAGCGAGGTATCCACCATTTGTATTATTCTCAACAAAATTTTGATCCGAATTTAATCTTTTACTAGGTCCTCTAACTGAGTCCATCCATACATGATGATATCCATAATTTCTTGTTTTAGTCCAAACTAAATCAGGTTTAAATTCTAATCCAGATATTTTTCTATTTGAAGAAGAAGAATTACCAGTCCACAGTACAGTACCAAAATGTTTTTGTGGTCTTATAATTGATGGAGTAGCACCTACAGGTATATTATTTGAACTAATTTTTTTATAACCAGCTGGTTGTGTATATGTAAAAGGTATTTGTCCAAAATTAATTTGTGCGTTCATCCAATCGCCACTAGTAGAGAATATAAATGGTGCATAAGTTGTTGTGCTGGCATTAGGTATGGAAGTGTCAGTAAAAATTGTTACGTTTTTATATTTTCCAATCAGTATTCTATTATCAACATCAAGAAGAAAAGACATCACACCAGCTCCTTCATTTGTTCTACTTGCACCACCAGTTTGATTGAAAAGTTTATGATAGTGAGAACCAAAATTAGTTTTATTTGTTTGTCCTGCGATTTCACCACCACCCTGATCAAAATCTGAAGTTATTCCTGAATACAATGCATAAGTTCCACCTGAATTATTAACTTCCCAATACCATTTACCTGATTGAATACCATCTGGTCCGAAACGAACATTTACTTTTTGTAATTTATAATTACCACCAGATAAATCTAAGTTACCATTTGATAAATCTCCAGATCGTCTACCATTTCCTTCTAAGGGATTAAGAGTAGGAAAATTATTTGTTGGAACATCTGACAAAACATCACTTGATGTAAAATTATTTGGTGCAAAAGTATTTCCCTGACCTGAAGTATCATCACCTACAGTTCCTGAATATGAAGCAGAATATCTTGGAGTGTTACTAATTCTCAGTTCATCCATATAACCTTCAAAGAAGTTTCGATGAGTGCTTCCATAATAATGTTGAGAACCAATCTTAAGTGGTCCAACTGTACCACTATTAGTGTTATTTGCACCTTCTGATGCCCGATAAAGCACTTGTCCATCGGCACCCACCATCATCGTTCCATCTGCATTTCTCTGAACAAACATATGAATCCATTGATTCAAAGGCCAAGATTGAGATGGACTATCACCACTCGAACCAGATTTTCCTCCACCACCTGCATTTCCTTGTATGGCAGTATAAGGACTTGGTTGATTACCACCAAATGCAATATATGAACCATTCGCCGCAGGTTGAATATTAACTCCCAAATACTGTTGGTTTGAACTAGATGAGAACATCCAACTATAATCTCTAGCAGTTATCCATATCCATCCTTCGTAAGTTTTGTTTGAAGACGCTGTTAATTCACTATACAGAGTACCATTACCACCAACAGTCAAACTATCATCACTACCGTCAAAAATAATTGAAGAAGTACCAAACTTTGATTGTGCTGTTGAATGTGATATTCCACCTGTTCCACTTACAGAATAACCATTACTTGAACTATCTGTAAATGTGGTAGAACCATTTGATTCATTGTTGTTTATGAGTAATGCAGTATCTGAGTCAGTAGTAAACGATGCGGTTGGTACAGTATATGATCCATCAGTAGAAGTACTTTTAAATTCTAAATGAAATCCGTTTGTATTATAAGATCCTTCATATTTTTTTGGTCTCCATATCCCTGTCTGAAAATCAGTATATCCAAAACTTGATGGTGTAAGTTGTAATCCATCAACAAAGTTGATTTCTGCCATATAACCATCAAAAGGTCCACTAATTGAATTAGCTGCTAATCCAATTCTTGTTGTTGATGCTTGATTAAATCCTGTATCAAAATTTTGAGATGGATTATTGCTAGTTGAAAATGAAGTTTCTTGAACTCCATTTACATAAATTTTTATTCTATTATCAGCTGTACTATCTGTAGTATCAACTGCAGTTACAATATGATACCAAGCAGATGTGTCTCTAAAAAGTCTGTTAGTTACTTTAAAACTAGTACCCCAACCAATACATCTAAATGCATCGTTAATAAAATCTAACTCAAAATTACCTGCATCAGAATTACCAGAATGACAAGCTATTAATCTTGCAGCTACTAAATTTGTTCTTTTTACCCATAATGAAATAGTAAAAGTTTTTCTATTACCAGCACTACTAGGTGTTCTATCTAGATAAGCTGTATCAGCACGATTAAATCTTAAACTATTCTTTATTACTGATCCACCTAATACACTATCATCAGTTATGATATGTGGTATGAATGCTCTTCCCATTATCTAACCTCAACTAAAGTTTACTGACGCACCTGCAAGTAGTGTCGTTCCTGCCGCTCCTGTCTTATGAACTGTGAATGATATTAAACTGAGAGAACCACTTGCTGTTGGTAAGTTTGGTGTTCCACCTGAAGGGAATTGGAATGCTGTACTGAATCCAACTGTTGCAACACCAACATTTTCAATTCTGATTTGATGACTATCTGCTTCCGTTCCACCTGTAACATCTATCGTAACGGTTCCTGTTGCTAATACTTTATGATCGTCTGCACTTGATAATAATAAATGAGTTGTAATGCCTGATGGAGTGATTGCTTCTGTTTGAATACCAACTGATATACCTGTTAGTGCTGAACCATCTCCTACAAAAGAAGTTGCAGTACATATACCAGTCACACGGAGACCATCTCTAAATGTACCAACTCCTAAAGAATCAACATTGGTTACATCTTCATATGTTAATACACCAGCAACACCAAGATTACCAGAGAAAGTACCAGTAGTTGCAGTTAATCCATTTGGAAAATCTGCTGCACCACCAGATTGACCACTAAAATCTGTTGCAGTACAAACTCCAGTTACTTCCAAACCATTAGTCGCAGTTGGAGCACCGTTTGCAGTCTTATTCGTTATTGTATTTGCCCTTAATCTTGACATGGTATATCTTTTTAGTTATTTATGAAGGAGTTCCTATTGCAGTAATAGAAATTATTGGTCTTCTGAATACATTAATAGCACCAGACGAACCATAGTTTCTTAATAAGTTAATTGCAAACTCATAAGAAGAATTATACTCACTCATTTGAAGTTTAATAACTTTGCCACTAGTCCAACTAGCTAATCTACCCACTGAATAATCTGTACTACCACCTATATTAAATACCCATTTAAAAGTATTAAGTTGATCAAAGTAATTTGTACCACCCCTTTGTCCAAATCTAGAATGTGTAATTTCCTGACCATCCCATAATAATCTTGCACCTAATATTGCATTACTATCTGTATCAGAAGCAATGGCATATTGAAACTCGTAAATAACTTGTACTGCTCCATCTGGGGGTTGATATGTGATTACTGATCCTTGAGCATCATTTAGAGCTGTAGTTAATGCTTGCCAGTCGGTTGGGTTCTGTACTGTAACCGTACCCTTACTTGTAGTAAAACTTGAACCATCAGCAGGACTAGAGAATTGTTCTAAAACTTGTAGTCCACCTCCCCCCTTCCAAGATACAGCACCAGATGCACCACCACTTGTTAACACCTGACCTGATGTTCCATAGTTTGCACCAGCAATTCCTAATTGACCTGCACTTCCAATGCGAAGTCTTTCTGTTCCATTTCCTGTAGTTGCATTTGCAGCAGTATAGAATTTATGTGTATTTACTGCATATGCCCAACCTGTATATCCTCCATAATTAATCTCATGACCAGAAGATCCAGATACTCCATATAATTGAGTAACCATCTTTGAAGGATCTGCATAAGTTGGCATCATTATGCGATATTGATTCTCTGTATTAGCATTTCTGTTTTGTCCATTCTGACCACCACTTGCACCAAGGGTTAGTGTTCCTAGATCTGTTGCACCTTGAGATTGAAGATCCAGACCACCAGCAGCAGCCCTCACTGTTGAATTTGTTCCTAATGCTCCATTTGATGTGATGCGAACTCTCTCACTACCACCAGTTTCTGCTGTAATTGTATCAGCAGCAGGGAATCTTATTGCAGTGTTAGTATCTCCAGAGTGAATTATTTTATCAGCAATTGATAAATCTGATCTTGCTGTTATAACACCAACTGAATCTATATTCGTTACGTCTTCATATGTTAATGTACCACCAATATTTAAATTACCAGTGAATGTTCCAGCAGTTCCCGTTAAACCATTTGGAAAGTTTGGTGCTCCGTTTGCATTCTTATTTGTAATACTATCAACACGAATACGACCACTACCACCTGCACCAAGTCCTCCACCATCTGTACCAAGACCTAGAATATCAGGTATTACGTCATCTCCATCTTCAATTATTAAATCTGCTCCTTCTTCTAATCTTATATCTGCGTATTGTGTATATGCACCTGTTGATGTTGCTGGATGATCAACTGTAACTGTTGCACCAATACTTAATACTTCATTTGTAAAATATAATTTATTTAACGGACTTGTCTGTGTCGAACTTAATGCTGTTCCAAGTCCAGCAGGAAGATTTGTAAGATTAGATCCATCACCAAAAAATGAGGTGGCAGTTATAATACCAGAGGTGTTAACACTTGAATTACCAAATGCAGTATTAATACCTGATAGATTTGCGCCACTACCACTAAAACTTGACGCAGTAACGATTCCTGATAGGTTTAGATTACCATCAGAATTACCTACTATTTTATCGGTTGCTCTTGTTAGTGCCATTTAGTTATTTAGTCGGCTGCCTCTGCAGTGTTGCCAGCAGACACCCAAGAAAGGTATTCCTGATAATGCCTATTTGCATCATCAATTGGTATGAGTAAAACATTTCCATTTGAGTCAGTATGTTTTATGGAACATAAGTTTCCTCTCTCATAATCATTTACTAATTTATAAGTCATAGTTAAAGCTCCGCATCGAAATTTAGTTGGGCACTATCTTGTGAGAAAATTCTTCCAGAAGCACCCGCTGAGAAAGCATCACCACTGCTTCTAGAAAACCACATGTGACCAACTACCTGATTATACTCTCTACTATGCGACATATTATTACCTGCCAGAGTTATATCTGCACTACCTGATACACCAGCTCTTGCTTCTAACTGATCACCTGAAACACTTATGGTGGGAGTTGTTCTTAAATCTACCTTCCAATTTGGCATGACTTCAATGACGGTAGAACTATTTCCATTGATAGACATACCTAACATAGATCTATAAGAATATGCACTAGCAAAAACTTGGTAATATCTCTGACAGGCACGAAACTCATCTGCTAAATGTTTTTGCTCAAACGGAGTGGCTACAGATCCACGCTCTAATTGAACATTTGCAAAATCAACTGTAAATGCAGCAGTTGATGTATCACCTGCTGGTTGTCTGAATAATTCTATTTCATAAAAACTTGTATGTTTATTACCTGATACTGTTTTACCAGAGATACTTGGTGGTGTAAAAGTAAATGTTTTCTTTGTCCAAGTATTAGATGCAGTATAATTTGCAATACTTGTATCAACTACAGAAGAACCACCAGATCCAAAGTCTTGTCTGAATGTAAGATTGAATTGTCCACCACCAGGATTTGATCCTTTTACCCAGAAAGAAAGAGTCATCTCACCTTGACATCTTGTTACATCTTCTACTCTCTGTCTCAAAGCAACATTATTATTACCAGTTGAGACATAGTATTTTAAATAATAAAATGGATTATCGGGGACATCAGTTTGGCCAGGAGAAAATGTTTGTCTAGTAACTCGTTTTGTAGCACCAGAAGATGCATGAAACCAACGATCACAACTTAAATATCCATCAGTAGTATTAGTACCACTATCAGTGGCTCTCTGCCAAACTAAAAATTGACCATTTATTATAAGATTACGATGAGAAAGTGGTGTATCTGAAACAAATGCAGTTGCAGTTATAATACCTGTGGTATTCACACTTGTGCCAGATCCAAAAGATGTATCAATACCAGTTAAGTTTGCACCACTGATTGCTGGTAATGTTCCAGTTAAGTTTGCTGCTGGTAATGAAGTTAAGTTTGCACCACTTCCAGTGAAACTTACTGCAGTTACTATACCCGTGGATTCTAAATTGTGACCCTTTAAATTTTTAGTTCCTAATTCAATATCAGAAGTAAAAGTTACAGAACTAATACCAGAATCGGATTCTATATTATTAACTACTATCTTACTTGTCATACGATCCTCCAATTACCTTGAACTGTGACAGAATGCCCTGCACCCACTTTGACAGTGCCAACAGTGAGTCCGTTTGTTCCTGATGGGATAATAACATTTTCATTAATTTCTGTACTGTTTGCTTTGATAATTCCAAAACGATCTAACCATTGCTTCTTTCCATTTGCAGTAATTGTTTTATGAAAAGTGACAGAGTTTACACCAACTTTAGATTCAATTGTATTGACAATAATCTTGGTCATACAATTGCCCACTCACCATTAACTGTAATCGTATGTCCATCTGCAATGGTTATCGGACCTGATGAAAGACCATTCGTTCCATTTGGAATAGTTATATCTTCAGCAATCGTATCACGATTTGCCTTAATGACACCAAATGTATCTAACCATTGATTGTCACCATTTGCTGTAATTGCCTTCTTAAATTCAGTGGCAACTGCAGAATCTATAATGTTAGCTTTAAGTGTTGACATATTTTATTTATATTATCAATTTAAAAGCAGAGAAGTAGTTTCCTCTATATCCATTTGCATCATTACTAAAATAACCTTGTGAATTACCATTAGTGTCAAGCCATCCAAAAAGTTCAATATAATCTCCAGCAGCTAAACTCAACACTCCACCCAAATTAACTTGAAAATGTCTTGTTCCAGCAGCATAACTGCTTATAAAACCATACTGAGTAATTTTTGTAGCACCATTCTGTTGTATTCTTGCTATTATTCCTCTTATATCATTCAGATTAGCATAAAAATTTAATCCTGCATTAACCTGATAGAATCCACCCTTTCCAGATGGAACTGTAAATCTATTCGCAGTGGTTCCAGAGGTAGAGTTATCATAAGCACTGTCTGTGTCAAAAGTTTCAGAGTTTAAAAACTCAACTTTAGTAAATGTTGCATCGGCTATTGAGTGACTCGTAACATTATTACTCCAAGCATGAAATGCTGGTGTATTTGTTGGTGTCTTTGAGAAAGTAGTTGCTTCATATGATGTTGCAGTTATAATTCCAGTAGTATTAATTGAAGGGTTGCCACTTAAACCTGTTGCATCTCCTGTGACATTACCAGTGACATTACCAGTGACATTACCAGTAACATTACCAGTAACATTACCAGTAACAGCACCTTCAATCGGACCTACAAAACTACCAGCAGTGACTGAATTACCAACAGAAATATTATTTGTGACACTCGCAATTCCAGCAATGGTTATTGTAGAACCACCACCGACTGGATTAATTTTATTGACGTTTAGTATACTCATTTTTTTTATTATGTAAAGGTAACTGTTTGAGATGAGTCTGAGGTTGCAGTAATCGTTAAAATTGTATCACTTCCAACTGATGCAGAAGAAGATGTAACTCCACCAGTAACTGTAGCAGTATAATCTGATGAAAATCTGAGTATGATAACACCTGCACTACCATTACCACCAGCAGAAGCACCACTAGCACCACCTCCAGCACTACCTCTGTTAGCGATTTGTGCGTCTTGGTCTCTAGCACCAGCACCAGCACCTCCACCTACCGTAAGGTTTCCACTTTCGTAGTTTCCTCCACCACCTCCACCAGCGTATGCCACTGTTGAACCTGTGATTGTATTATTCAGTGAAGAACCACCATCTCCATTAGTCCCACCAGAACCACCAACAACTCCAGCAGCACCAGCACCACCACCTCCACCACCACATTGAGGGGTATTTCCAGCACCATTTCCACCATTATATCCATAAGTTCCACTAGCACCAGCTTGACCAGTTTGGTTTCCACCACCACCACCACCACCTGATCCACCGCCAGGATCTGCACTTGGGTTTCCATCATCAGCAGACGTTCCTGTGGTTGCATAAGCACCACCTCCACCACCACCTTTGGATACTATATCATCAAACGTAGTTGTTCCACCATCATTACCTTTCCAAGGTGTTGCATTAACTCCAGCACCAGCAGCTCCAATGATAACTGAAAATGCAGATCCAATACTAATTGTTTTTGCAGATGCAGATGATGTTCCTCCACCCTGAGATTCATTATTCCAGTTTGTTCGTAGTGCTCCTGCACCACCACCTCCTCCACGGAAGTTACCACCACCAGCACCGCCTCCACCGACGACAAGATAATTTATAGCAAAGTTTCCTGATTTAGTATTGATAACATTCCATGCACTCCCAGTATATACCTGTAATGCATTAAAATTTGAATTAAAAATTATAGTTCCTGTTGCTGTTGAAACACCAGCATTTCTTCCTGCAGTCGTTGTAGTACCAACACCAACTGCATGTTTACTAATTTTTGTCGTACCATCTGTAATTTCTAAGGAACCAACAGTTGCGATACCAGTAACACGAAGTCCATCTCTTGCAGTTATAACTCCGACTGAATCTATATTCGTTACGTCTTCATATGTTAATGTACCACCAACACCAAGATTTCCTCCTATTGTTAAATTTCCACTTGTAGTTAAATTACTATCTCCAATCAAACTCACTGTGCCACTAGCAGTTCCAATAGCAACATTAGTGCCACTCGATGGTAATATTGTATCTACTCGAAGATTACTAGCCATTAATATACTTTTTTATTATTTATACTACCTAACTTCAAAGTCTAATTTACGGACTCTGCGTTGGTTTCTTTTCTCTTGCCATTCTAACTCATCTCCACTAAAGAGACTCTTCGATTTACTACCTCCATAGTTACCTAACATAATAATCTTATTCATATCCATTGCTGAAATACGATCATTATATACAGTTGTATTATTTGAACAACCACAACATACTGATTTGCCAGATACTCCTATGACTTCTTTTCCACAGGAACGACATCTAACCCTTATTGGTTCCATTTATCAAATACCAATTATTATATTCTTTCTACTATATATCACCAATCTTCTTCATAGTCATCCACTTCAACAGGTTTATTCATTTCATATTGCTTGCAATATGCATGCACATCAATCTCCATTCTATAATGAGCACGAGTATGAACTATCTGAATTAGACCAAGAGAACCTACTATTATCAAATTACAAGTTGTAAGTGGGTGTGTTAGAATTTCTAAAACTTTTTTCATAAAGTTATGATAGCATAAAAAAAGACCCCTGCAAGCAGAGGTCTTGAAAGTAAGATACTTACTTAGAAAGTGTACTTAAGTCCAACTTTACCAGAAACATCTAAGTCATCATTGTTAGTTGCGCCATAGATTTCTCCATAAACACCAACTTTCTCAGAGATGCCTTTTGATCCACCAAGGTATCCAGCAATTTCTACATCACCAAACTCGTCTGCAGTTTCTGTGTGCTGAACTGTTGGTCCTACAGATGCATACCAATTGATTCCGTTTGTTGTTGCTCCTTCGTAACCGATTTGAACTTCAACATTACCAGATGTATATGCTCCGTCAGGATATGAACCATTTGCCTCGACATTAACGTATGGACCAGCAAAAGCTGCACCTGCGAATAGGAATGGAGATGCTGCTACTGCAGCTATTGTTGATTTAATCATTTTTTTAAAAGTATCTCGCTAGGTATTAAAAAACCTGCGGATGGCAACTCCCTCGACAAGGGGTTGTACATTCTACGCAGGGTTACGATCTTTCGAGTCCTTCGTTCTATGTAATGGTATTTATTATACAATTTCTTTGGGATTGTGTCAAGCCCCTAACTTTTGTACGGATTTCCAGTCATTATCAAAGAGTTCTAACCCTTTGTCTGTCAGAATATGATTGTACATCTTATTAAACACTGTAGGTGGTAGAGTACATATGTTCGCACCATATTCAAATGCTCTGCCAACATCTCTTACATTACGAATAGATGCTGCAAGTATCTCTGTTCTCTTCCAGTTCTGTTTTGCAAAGGTATTTGCAATGTCCTTAATCAGACATAAACCACCGAATGAATTGTCATCAACTCTTCCTACAAATGGTGAAACATAAGTTGCACCTGCCTTTGCAGATAGTATTGCTTGTGTTACTGAGAAGATAAGAGTTACATTTACTCTTACCAACTGTCTAGATAACTCTTTACATACTGCAAGACCATCAGGTGTGCAGGGAACTTTGATTGTTGCATTCTTACGAAACTTCTTTGATAGTCTTATTCCTTCCTCATACATTTCTTTTCTATTTCCTACTACTTCCATACTGACATCGGTAAGTCCCATATCAATGAGTTCTTGATATACTTCTTCTGGATCACGACCACTCTTCATAATCAGAGTTGGATTGGTAGTAATCCCATCTATAAGTCCTGTATTGTATCCGTCTTGGATAAGTTGTGTATCTGCGGTATCTAAAAATATTTTCATGGTAACGTATATAAAAAAAGAAGACCATCTGCCCGACTCATAGAGTTGCATCTTAGGTCTTAAAAGAAAAGGGGGAGGTTGGGTTCCTGTGTACCAACAAAAGATGGGCATTACTACAGAGTAAATACATCTTTGCCTGAGACCCGACTGGTTGGTCGGTTCTGCATCGCTGCAGCAGCACCACCTGTGTCTCATCACCTTAACCAGCGGTTGCCAGTAAGTTTATTCAGTCACTCCCTATGTTGCGTCCAACAAACATACTATAATGTATAGTGATAGAGTTGTCAAGCTTTTGTTTTTATGTTAGAGTATGTAAATATTTCGGGGCTAAATAGAGCTAGAAAATAATCGGTAAACTAATGAAAAGGTTTATACCTATATTATTATTAACAGGGTTCAGTTCTCCTGTCATGGCAGACATTACACACAAACTATCAAGTAGTGTGCAATTAAGTGTGGCAGCAGCTGCAACTCAGGTTGAAAGGATTGGGACATCATATTCTGTATCAGGAACTGGTGTAGATACATCATATACATCTGGTGGTAGTTCAGTATCAGATGGTATTGGTTCATTAACCATATCAACAGGTGTTGGTGCTATTCCTTCTTTAGAAGCAACGCAAAAAACTGCTGGTTCAGCTTTCAGCTTCTCGCAAACCTTTACTCAAGGTGATGCATTAGCAACATCAGCACCTACTGCAGGAACTGTATCTAACTTCAGTAATCAGACATCTACTGGTTCAGGTACTGCTGGTGACTTAGCTGGTACAATCACAACTGCTGGTGCAGTTGCACTAACAGCTGGTGGATCTGGTACTGTGGCAACAGGACAATTTGTAAACGAATTGACAATTGACTAATGATAAATGACTTTCTTGACAACTTGGCAGCAATTCAATATAGAAAAATGCATGTCGAAGGCAAACGTTGCGATATATGTGATATGCTCTGCCCTTGTAAGTGTGCCGACTGCGATTGCAGTCCCAGTCGTCCCTAATTTTACTCAGGGCTCGATGACGAGCAACACGGAGACAACATCTACCGTAACTGAGACAATTAATTCAATGAATTATGATACTGGTTATCAATATGTGATAACTGGTACAAATATCGAACACGATGGAAGTACTATTTCTGCTCCTTCAACAACAGGAAATAGTAATACATTAAATGGAGTGACTTCAACATGGACAAATTTGGATATCAACAACAAACCAAACTTCACAATAACAACGCCAGGAAACGCTTTTCAATTTACAGAAACATATTCTGGTCCAGGATTAACAAATCATACAATAATAAATCGGACGACAACAATACAAAGCGTCACAAACACAACAAGTACCTTCTCAAATTAATTTCAATTTGTTTGTTAGGATCAACAACACCTGCGTTTGCGAGTGACATAGGTGGTGTATCTGCCACAGCAAATCCCGTGGCAAACAGTTCTGGAAGCGTCACAAATCAAGCTATACAGGTCCTACAAGGTCCGTATATAACTAATACTTATGGAAATGGCATACAATGTCAAGGTCCTACTATGAACGTGACACCGTTTGCTACTGGTAATATGGCAATCAAACGTCCATATGAAGATTTTTGGAATGATCCAGTATATAATAATGTAGATGCAAATAATGATGATGTACCAGATAATCCAGGTGAGATATTATATTTTAAACCAACAAGAACAGGACAGAAAGATAGTCATACAGTTTCATTAGGTGTGTCTGCTACTTGGTCAAAACCATTAGATAAGAAACTACAACAACTTTGTAAGGAAGCAGCAACTGCTAATGTCGCATATATGCAACAACAAACTGCAAATAAAAGATTAGACTTTGAGATTGCAAGATTAAAGAACTGTGGAGAATTGATGAAGGCTGGTATTATGTTCCATAAAAAATCACCTTACTTTAAAGTATGTGCCGATGTTGTACTAGTAAATCCACCAGGAACATTACCAAATCATACCCATAATATAAACACAATTACTCCTCCTGCAAATGGGAATGCTTCAGATCTAAAAACTCTTGAGATAGGAACTCAAAAATAATTATTTTCTTTTAATTGGTTTGAGTCCTTTCTTCTCACGATATTTGTCTGTTGCTATATCCGAACGAGTTGGTTTATAAACCTCCTTTCCTAATTTTTTCTTTACAAAATCTGTTGCCTTTTTAATTATAGGTTTGATTACTCTTAATAATAATGGTGTTGCTGCTGCAGATGCTGTAGCCACGATTGCGATTGCTGCTGTAGTGCTTACTTGATTTGTACTTGGTAAGAATTTCTCAACAGGTGTCGTATCTTCATATAAAACCACACAAGTTGTTCCTTGTAGTTCGTGACCTATAACTCTCTCATCACCTGCCTGTGTCAAATCACCAACTCTAGGTTGATTTGGTGCAGGACATTCAATCTCTTCTTCTGATGTTAACCCACCAGTATCAGGAAGTTCTGGTGTTTCGATTTCTGGGGGTGGTGCAATTGGTGGGGGTGGTGTCTCTCTAGTTACTACAAGATTCTCTGGTTGATAATCCATTGCATCGTATGATGGATACTCACCATGAGGACATAATACTGTGCTACCTTTTGGATCTTGATTTACCAAGTCCTTATCAAAAGGAAGTCTTGAGATATGATCCTTATTATCTTTATGCATCTTCACACAACCAGGCATATCCACAATCGGAAATCCTATCTGCAAAGTGACAGGCACTTGATGTACGGGTATATTTGTATGAGGAATCTTATGCGAATGAACTTGAGGAACATTCACATCATGTATATGGATATCATTTATTGGGGACATAAACTTCACCTGTGACTCTTGGTAAAGATCTTGGTATCTGTTTCTCTACTTCTAACTTGATAGTATCAGAAAGAAATTTTCGATTCTCTTTAATTCGAGCATCACGAGTAATCAACCCATATACTGCAAGAGATATGAAAAGAAAATTGCTTGCAACTAAAACACCAAAACCAATTTTATATGCGAGTTTCATTAATTGCTTCTTTAATAATTCTCTTGAGTTGTTTGCCTTTCTTACCTAGACCAACAGTAGAGTCTATCTTTACTTTGACCCAATAAAGTCCTATAAGAACTATAAGAAATGGAATTGACTCTTCCCAAGAGATTTGATTCCATGCATCAACTACATTCAATACCGAAAAAATCATAATAAAATAGCACCAATAATAAATCCTTTTGCGAATGAGATACAAAGCATCTGATAGTCAGTCAAATTAAATTTGTCTTGAAACCATTTTGCTTTTGCTTTGTCCCAGTCTTTAATTTTTGTAAGTGTTTGTCCGAGTTTCATTAGTCTTCCTCTATAAGTGTACCATAAGATCTACGTATTTCACGTAAGTCTTCAAAGTTTTTTTGTTTTGTGCCACCGTCATA